ACAATGCTGTGGCTCCAACAAACTACACACAATTTCACGCTCTGGTACAGACAACAGAATATGGTGATTGGTCATCCCCCGGCACTTGGACAACGGGCCAGACTTATAATACAATTGATATATCAAATATTATTCAAGAGATTGTGAATAGGCCGGGCTGGGCATCTGGCCAAGCTTTACAATTGATGTTTTATAATAATGGGCCTGCTTTAGCATTTCATCACTATGTTCCAAGATCATATGATGGTTACGGCGCAGGTGATGCACCAAAATTAACCATACAGTATTCATCCACAGCCGAAGATACAAAGGGGATTGAAGTTACATACATCTCAGGGAATGGAACATTCTCTGATGATGAGAGAATTGTGATTTCGTATACCGCATATGGAACATCGGGCACATCGGGCTCGTCTGGAACTTCCGGCTCATCAGGTTCTTCAGGCTCATCGGGTTCCTCCGGTTCATCTGGTTCATCTGGACAAGCAGGAACATCCGGTTCATCCGGTACTTCAGGTGAGTCTCTGGCTCTTACCACCGTTCCTATTTTCGATTCTGATACTCAATGTGCATCCGGTGCTGGATATACAGGATTTGTTATTCCTCTCGACCTGAACGGATATGAATTGACGGATGTAATTGCATCTGTTGCTACACCGGGCACGGGAACATTTGAGCCCGATATGGATATACAGATAAGGAGAAGAAGGTCTGGCTCCGAGGTTGATATGTTGTCAACTCCTGTCACGGTGGGTTCCGGTGAATACTATGCAAGAGATGGTGTAATAAATGCAAGTAATGATGATGTTGCCACGGGTGACCTGATATTCATTGATGTGGATACTGTTCACGACCCAACTCCTGCATATGGATTGTCCGTTGCTCTCACATTCACCAAGGCATAAGAGGTTTTTATGGCGTCTATTACCTCTACATTGAGTTTTGGTATTGATTATAAAAATGCCAATATAGGATATGCGTGGAGTTTAAACTCATTTACTGCGGGCCAGGCATCCGTTGGCTGGCCAGGCGGTTTGTATACTTACGATGCCTTCATAAGATTTGGGCCCATTTACATTCCACAGGGAGCCACAATAAACAGTGCGTATATAACACTTTTGGGAGGCAATTCAGTTACAGTACATACCTGTAATGCAATTATAAAAGTAGCGAGATATACATCTACGGCCCCCACAAATCACGTTGAATATGATACTATAGTCTGGAGCGACACTACAGTCGCGTGGAACAATGTGGAGGCTTTTGCCGGCTCGGGCCCGAGCCTTACTGCAAAAAGAAATACTCCTTCTATAACATCACTTGTACAGGAAAAGATTTCCGGTGCGGGATGGTCTGAAGGTGATTTTATACTGATTGGTATTCAGGACAATGGTTCTGATAGTGGAGTTTATCGCACAATACAAGGAACCGCTGGTGGAGCGGGGAAAACCCCGGTCTTGGTTATTACATTTACAGTCGAGAACAAATGGTATGGTCAGGCACAATCAACAACCGATATTATGTCGGCGTGGAGATGTCCGACAAACCCGGCCGTTGATGATCTTGAGGTTCCACCTTCAAGCTATGGTTTTCTTCCTTGGGGGGCAAGCACCTATTTTGGGCAACCCTTTTTTTGGGATTGGGGATTGAGATTTCCGAACTGTGATATTCCGAGAAGGTCTATAATTACATCAGCTAATCTATATCAATTCAGTACATCAGTATCACAGACCCTCGATGTAAGTTACGATATATATGCAAATTACATCAATAATGCAATTTCTCCGCCTAACGGAGATGAAGATGCCTGGGCCGCCCTCGTCAAGACAACCAAGTATCACAATATTGCGTGGACTACAGATATGGTTGCCTGGACTTGGTATTTGATGGCATCCGGTTTTACGGAACCACTCCAAGAAGCTATCAATAAACTTGGCTACAGACAGGGAAACGCAATTATGTTGATGGGCTTTGAAACTTATGTATCGGTTCCGAATACTACTTTACAAGTGACATCACTTGCTGGAGACAGTCCATATTATGTGGGTAAATACGCATATGCCCCGAAATTGAAAATTGAGTTTACAGATTATACGGGGCAACCCCCACAGGTAATCCCGTTGGTCTATATGAAGAACAAAGTAATAAAATAAATATGTAAGGAGGTGAAAATATGGCGAATGGTGAAAATGGTAATGGTTTCAGTTTTTGGAGTAATTTCTGGTTTAATCTGAAAAGAACGGGTCTTGATACTCTGGCTCTTCTTTCTATTATTCTTCTTCTTTATTTTATTCCATCATCTGAACTCATTTCGGATAACCCGAAAATCGGCCTTATCAGCATTTTCCTCGGCAAGTTGATGTTCATTTCAGCCGGTATTCTTCACGCACACATTACAAGAAAGATACTCTGGAAATATATCGACTTTAGCGAGGAGACAGACCCATATAAAAAATTGATGATTATCGGTTGGTATTTGATCATAATCTTCGCATGGGCAAGAGGCGGCTGATGATAGACTATATTCTCGACAAAAAGGAAAAGACCATAAGAGGTGGATTTATCAATGCTTTGATAACATTTACCTTCCTTATACTCATAATATGTGGTATAATAGACAAGGAAATCAGACAGGGTATCCTTGCTCTCCAGCATATTATGATATGGTTCTTTTCCGCCTCTTTTGGAATATGGTCGGTAAAGAAAACCGTGGAGTATGTTGTAGATGCAAAATCTCTTAAAATTACTGATAATACTGGTACTGATACTACTTCCAGCTAATTCATTGTCACTTGACAGGTGCGATGATTTTGTACCGGATGTGAGAGCACAACACATCAGGTATTTTGGTTTGCAATATCCGTGGTGGTATGGACTTGGACAATTGAGACAGGAAAGTTGTTGCAGGACAAAGGTGACAGCATTTGATGCGGGTCAGGGTGTCGCACAGTTTATGCCAGCAACGACAAAGTATGTCAGGAAATTGATGGGTGAATATGACCTTGACCCGTACAATCCTGAACATGCGATAAAGATGCAGGCATTTTATATGTCATACCTTCATCGTCAGAACTTTGGTGAAGGAAAGAAATTGTGGTTGACATATCAGGCGTATAATGGTGGATGGGGAAATCTCAAGAAGGAATATAAGAGAGCCGGAAACGAACAATGGGTGGATATGAGAAACGCCTGTAAAAGAGGAGGTGTCCAGTTCAAGTGGGGATATCTGAGTTTTTGTGAAGTGAATTACGATTACTCCATAAAAGTTTATAATTACGGGAAAAAATACAGAGGTCAGAATATTGACCGAATGAAATTTTGGTAAGAGGTTTTTATGTGGAATTTTATAGTAAAGTTCAAGACAATAATTATTATTGTTGTTGCGGTTGTGGGTTTGATAGGTGGAGGAGCATATGCCGTCAAACATTGGGGTGTTCCGGGCCTTCTTCAGGGGATTTTTGAGGATAGGTCACAGGAAGTGAGAGATCAGTACGAAGCGGAAATCCAAATCAAGGATGCTCAAATTGAAGCATATAAAACACAATTGAGTAAATCCAAAGCAGAAGCATTGAAGCTTCGTAGTAAAGTAAAAGAATTGGAGGCAAAGATACAAAATGTTCAAGTTCCTACAAGTGTCCAAGAAACTAAGCGTAGGTTTACTGATCTTGGGTATCCTCCTGTTCGCTAATTTTTCTTTCGCTGAAGAGATTTGTTTCACGGAAGAAAATGCAGCAAAGATAGTGGTTGAGCTTGAAAAAGCCAACATTATGAAAGAGCAGGTTCAGGCACTCAAAGACCAGAATATAGAATTGGTAAAACAGATAAAGTTGATGAAGGAAATTGTTGATTTGCAACAGCAACAATTGGATATGTCCAAACAGACAATTCAAACATTACAGGATACCGTCAAAGCACAGGGTGAGGCATACGAGAAACAGTTGAAAATGTCCAAGCCCAATATCTGGTATCAGATAACAGAATATGCTGGTATTCTTGGAGTGGGTATACTTATCGGTCTATTGTTATAATGTGTAATCAAGCGTGTTTGTCATTCGTTGAAAAATGTCTGAAACCGGATGATATATCCGGCAAATTTATCCTTGAGGTTGGTTCCCTCGATGTAAACGGTTCTGCAAGGTATTATGTGGAAAAGCACGAGCCGGCAATGTATCTTGGAACCGATATCGTCAAAGGTAAAGGTGTCGATGAAATATGTGATGTTCGTCACCTTGTAAAGAAATATGGTACAGAAAAATTTGATATCGTAATTTGTACAGAAGTTCTTGAACACGTTCAAGATTGGAAGGCCGCCATAGAGAATATGATTTCCGTTCTCCGTACAGGCGGCAAACTTATTATTACTACCCGTTCCCCCGGCTTCCCCATACACAATTGGCCAGATGATTTTTGGAGATTTACAAGAAAAAATTTTGTAGAAATTTTTTCCAATCTGGACAATGCGATTGTGGAGGATGATCCGGACAACGGGGTTTTATTTTGCGGTATAAAAGGAGATAAGATGAAGATAATTCCAGATGTGAAACTTGAAACTCCCATTCCTTTTGATTTGGTCATCGGTCATTGTAGTTTTATTCCTCACACAGGATACGCCTCCCACTCAAGAGAATATTTCACACGGCTCGCGGATTATCTTCCAGTAAGAATAAGAAATTTCGCATACACACCCGATTTGTCACATCTTTCTGAAAAACAGAAAAATATGGTTATTCACCAGACTTGGACACAACCACCTTATCAGCTTGGTTTACCGTTCAATCGAGATTTCTATCACAAGATTATAAACATCGTCTTGATGGAAACGAACCACTATTATTTTTATGACAAGTATGATGGGCCGAAAGTCGCCTACAATGTATGGGAGAGTACGAGACAGCCGGAACAATTCTTTTTCAAGTTACTTGAATATGATATGATGTGGGTTCCCACGAACTGGCAGAGATGGTGTACAATAGAACAGGGATATCCGGCAGATAAAATATTTGTTGTTCCAGAAGGTGTAAATGAAAAACTTTTCAATCCTGGCGAACCACCGATAAAAGTATTGAAAGATGATAGGTTCAAGTTTCTTGTCTGTGGAAGATGGGATTATAGGAAATCCACAACGGAAATATTGAGAGCTTTCATCGAAGAGTTCAAGAAGGACGAACCTGTGGATATTGTCTGTCAGATTGAAAATCCATTCAGACAGGATGAATATGGTTCGACACAGGAGAGGTTGGTCGGGCATAAGCTTGTTGACCCACGAATAAAAATCGTCACGGGATTGCCCGAGAGTGATGACCTTTATCTTTCCTATCTCCGTTCCTGTCATTGTCTTGTAACCTGCGCAAGGTCAGAAGGATGGAACCTTCCTCTTATTCAGGGTATCGCAACTGGAATACCAACAATCGCCTCGAATTGGGGCGCACAACTTGAGTTCTGCAAGGATATTTCTCGTCTTGTGAATATCAAGGAAATGAAAAAACCGGAAAATGTTTTTATGCAAAAGGACACGCCGGGTGAGTGGGCTGAACCAGACTTTGAACATCTCAAACAAGTGATGAGGGAAGTTTATGAGAATTATGAAGAGAATAAGAAGATTGCTCTCGAAAAATCTGAAATAGTGCGGAGGGATTTTACTTGGGAGAAAGCTGTTGAGAAATCAGTTGAAATCTTGAGAGAGTTTGGCTCCGGAAAAAATAAAGGAACGAAAAAAATCGGATTGGTGAAATTGAATTTGGGTTGTGGGGATGTATTGAAGCCCGGATATATCAACGCTGATAAGTATGATAGAAGAGCCGAAGTAAATTTTGATGCCAAGGAAATTCCATACGAGGACGAAACTTTTGATGAAGTTTATTCTTCACATTTACTGGAGCACTTCAATAAATTTGATGTGCCGATTGTATTGAGTGAATGTTATCGTGTATTGAAATATGACGGTAAACTTGTTTTTGAGGTGCCAGATTTTGAATGGGCCTTGAAAACTTTTCTTGGAAAACCGGAAAATGAAAAATGGGATTTTCATATAGACACAATTTTCGGTCTACAAATAAATGAAGGTGAGCAGCACAAAATAGGGTTTACCAGAAAGAAATTGGAAGGCCTTCTCTACGCGGCCGGGTTCAAGGATATAAAAATGAAAGATGTCTGGTCACACGACCAGCAATGTATTATTGTCGAGGCAGTAAAAAAGATCCCAAAAGAGATTTTTATCGTTGATACCTATCCAGACCTTCCTGAAAAGGAAGAACTGACAAAGGGAATGATAGAAGAAATAAAGGAGAGGGGATATCCGGTTGTTCTTGTATCACACTATCCTGTTTCTCCTGAAATACAAAAGATGGTTGACTACTATGTCTATGATGTGAATAATATATTGAGTGAAGGATGGAATTTGAATTACTGGTTCCAGAATGAAGATGTAAAAATCATTTCTCAATATGAGACAAAATATCACGGGGCGGCCTGTTATTCCTCTCTGGTGAATGCTGTCCGGTTGATTTCACAATATGACATAGCCCATTTTATCGAATTTGATATTGACGCAGACCTTGACTTGTATCTTGACGAGGCGGGCAAACAACTGGAAAAATACAGAATGGTGGGCTTCATATATGACGAGGAACAGAACCCACGAAAAATCCCTGGCGTTCAATCCACCTACGGAATAATTGCCAACCTCTTTTCATTCGATGTAAAATGGATGAACGGAGTATTGAAAGACATTTCTTCTTGGAGTGATTACAATAAACTTGTCGCGGAGGCTTCTTCCAAGACACGCATAAAAATAGACCTTATTTTTGAGAACTGGTTATACAACTACTTCAAGGCAAATTCGGAACCGAATGACATTTTCCTGTTCACGAAAGATGATTTGAAAAATAAAATAATCAAGAACAGAAATTTGTTTGACCAAGGAAAAAAGGAACCGATAGAAAGGACATTTCTGTCTGAAACCGCTGATGGCCGTGCCGTGGAGTTCACAGTAAACACGGAAACAAGAAAGTGGTCTTACAAAATAGTGGACAGGGAAAAGGACAAGGATTATTCCAAGGCCAATTTCAAGTTCAAGGATGGCCGATTGATCTGTAAACGATGGAACTCATTTGATGATGTCGGTTGGATTGAAAAGGAGGACTTGATAAAAATAACATATCTCGACGGTGTGAAAGTCGAGATTATCGGTAGTGGTAATGACGAGTACAATGTGACATTTGTTGATAGGGATGTGAACCTCATCGTTCACAAGGGAAAAATAAAACCGAACCATTGGATTGCTCCAAATGCCAGATACTATGTAAACTGGAAAATTATTGTTGACAAGAATGGGCAACCGTACAAGGAATTTGAACCGGATTTCGCGAAGAGCAAAGTCCTCGTTTACTTTGATAGCAAGGCACTTGGAGATACCCTTGCGTGGTTCCCGTATGCAAAAGTGTTCAAGGAGAAGCACGGATGTGAAGATTTCTATGTTTCGACATTCTGGAACAAGATATTCGAAAAGGAATATCCCGATTTGAGATTTGTCGAGCCGGGTTCGTTGAAACCGGACATTTATTACAATGTGGGATGCCGAGATAATGACTACCATTCCAATAAAAACAATTGGAGATTGGTTCCTTTGCAGAAAGTCGCCACGGATTTTCTCGGGCTTGATTATGAGGAAATCAAACCAAGAGTTACTGCAGAGAAGAAAAATGTGAAGAAACAGTATGTCACGATATCGGAACATTCCACTCTCTTGTGTAAGAGATGGCATTACCCACTTGGCTGGCAAGTTGTCGTGGATTATATAAAGGACAAGGGATACGATGTGATGGTTGTCAGCAAGGAGCCAACACAGCTGACCGGCATTGTTGACAGGACGAACGCGACCATCCAGCAGACAATCAATAATATCTACAATTCAAAACTTTTCATCGGCGTTGGTTCGGGTCTATCCTGGCTCGCCTGGGCATTGAATGTTCCCGTCATTCTCATTTCAGGATTTTCCGAGCCTTGGTCTGAAATGCAGGATTGCATAAGGATAATTCCGCCAGAGGGGATGTGCAGAGGATGCTATAATGACATAAAGCATCCATATGACAGGGGAAACTGGTTGTGGTGCCCGAGGAACAAAAAATACGAATGTTCCAGAACAATAAAACCCGAAGTTATTATAGAACAAATAGACAAAAATCTATAAATATAAGAGAAATATTGTATAATTCTTTTATTCGGGGGATAAGAAATGAAATTTCACGAAGTAGATATGCAGGGGAAGAACTGGTGTGAAAGGCTTCCCTCTCTTCCAACTTGGGAAGAGGCTTTTATTGGCAGAGTAGTTTATAACACATCTGACGGTATTATCTATTATGCCAACCCTTCCAAATGGGTTCCTCTTTTTATGTTCAAAACCATCGAAGTAGATGGACAGGATCCGATAATTGCAGACGATGTTGAGGACACATTGACAATAGTGGCAGGTGACGGTATTGTATTGACTACAGACCCGTCAAATGATGCGTTGACAATTACAATTGCCGCAAATTTTGGCAAGATATCCGTCGCCGGACAATTTGATGTAATTGCCGAAAATGCCAACGATGTCCTTACTTTTGCGACATCCAATAGTGGATTGAGTATCCTTACAGACCCCGCAACAGATACAATTACATTCAGAATAAATTATGGTGGGGAAAGTTTTCCATCAAATCCTGTAGCTGGAATGATGTGGTACAGGACAGACGAGAAATACTGGTATTTGAGGAATGCGGCAAATACCGGATGGATAAAACTTTTCCACGAAGATAGACCACCACTTGACCAGAGGGATGGCGGTATATTCAGCGCCGATTTACTCGATGGATATCAGGCATCGGTAATGGGTGGAACATTACAGATATCCGCAAATAACCTATCATTGATTGGTGTAACTGGAGCAAATCTATCAACTGTTTCTTTGGCTGGACTGAGTGTGGCCTATGCGGCTGCTGCTGGAAATGCGGATACTTTGGATGGCCTTCACGCTGATGCTTTCTTTTTAAAATCTCAGATAATTCACGCGAGATGTAAAAATACCTACTTATATACAGCCTTTGTTCCCTGGCCTCAACAAAGTTTTTGGAATTACCAATATTCAACTGGTGTCGTATATATGGATTATTCTGAATACTACGCATATAGTGATATTCCTTCCCCGTAAAATTGTGAGGTAAAAATGTATAAAATATGTCTTTATAGACCAACAAAGAAATGTAATTTGGCTTGCAGCTATTGTTATTCACATTTGAATAATCCTGATAAAGAAGAAGGAAAAGATTGGGATTGTGTGAAAACATTGGAATGTCTTGTAACAAAATTTAATAGGTCGGTGAAATTTATTTTTCTTGGTGGAGAAACAACCGAGATCGGGATTGATAGATTTTCCGAAATGTGTGAAATTTTGAAGAGTTCAAGATATGTGGCGAGTATTGCTCTCCAAACAAATGCGCTTAACATAGATGAAGATTGGATAAAAATCTTCGAAAAATATAAGGTGCGAGTTGGTACATCATATGACGGCCCAGTATCTTTTAGGCGATTGAAGAATGGCCAAGATGCTGCGGCTCTTATAAAAGAGAAAATTATTTGGATGGGAAACAGAATGGCTGAAACGATAGGTGAAGGATATAGGCCAAAAGTAATTTCTCAATTGGTTCCTCTTATTCCTATCGAAGAATTGGTAAATGATTTAATTGATTTAAAAACAGATATAGAGGCAAGGATACCATTCAGTTTTCCAGAAAATGAGAAACTTGCAAAAAAGATGGGTTATAATTGTTCTGCTGAATACTATTCACATTGGCTGAATTATGCACCAAGAAAACTTTATGAAGCCGGTGGAATGGTAGATAAAACTATTCAGCATATGATAGCAAATATTTATAGTCAGGAAAAAATGATAAGGATTTGTGAATTTATAGAATGTGCTTTATTGAAAGAATTTATAATTTGTGTCGATGGTGCTGGAGATATATATCCGTGTAATACGCTTGCAAATCCAGAATATAAACTTGGAAATATATTTGTTGATGATTTTTGGGATGTAAAATATGGTGATATATATGTGTCAATGCAGAAAAGGTATAAGACGATTTTTGAAGGGGTTTGTAAAGGGTGCCCTGTTTGGTCATCCTGCTACGGTGGATGTTTCGGTGATATAAAAACAATGGATGGCAGACCATCGAAATGTGATTCGATCAGAGTATTATTTTATAATACTTTATATATGAAAGAAAATGATAAAGAATTATTCAAATATTATTACACAAAACATAAAAGAGATACAGAAAAAATGGTTAGGTTTGTTGAGTATAAAGAAGAAATAGATAAAAGTAGCGAGCTTTTATGAAGTTATTTTTAACATATTATAGATTTGACGGTGGAATACTGGATATCTATAATGGGTTTTCTTTCGGGTGTCATAATATTAAAGATGCTGACCATATGTTTATAACCGACAATGTGGATTTAAGTTCTTTGAAAACAGGACTTAAAAAATATTCTACTATATATTATTCGGCTTCTTTGGCATATCAATATACATTGGTTAAAAAGATACTTGATAAAAGGTGGATTCTTGGCGGCCCGTATATTGATATTTTGAATAATAATGAAGTAACATTGTATGAAAAACTTGATTTTAAGGATGATGATATATTTATTCCATATTGGAATAAGTGGCTTAGTGAGAGTAGAAGAAATATACCATTCAATAATGTAAGATACAGCGCAAATTGTAAGACATCTTGTTATTGGAATAAGTGTAAATATTGTGGGGGGAGATATAGTAAAAATAAAATAGATAGAAATATATTGAAGGTTTTAAAGCAATTACCACAATATGATTTTTTTTCGTATGTATATCTGGTAAATGGTAGTATTGAGCCACAAAAATTAGAAGTTCTTTGTCAATATAGAGTTCCAGATAAACAGATTATTAAAATTTCAATTAGACCAGATAGTAGGATAATAGAAATTATCCGTAAATCTACAAATTTGAGGGGATTGGATTTTGGTACTGGTGCAGAAAATTTTAGCCAGAAAAGTTTTGACATTTTAAATAGGGGGCTCAATATTAAAGATACTCTTTTATTTTCTAAATTGGCAATGGAAAGGGGTGCCCAATTATCATTAAATCTGGCCACAAGCTTCAATATATATGATGAGAGGGAAATTGATGAAAATTTAAAGTGGATAGGAAACAATCTGCGATCTCCTCTTGTTAGATTTTGGGATGCTATAGAATATGAATGGCCGGATGAGGAAGTGGCGAAAAAGCTGGGTTCGTATAGGATAGAGCCCGGCAACGGAAGCAAATCCTTTTTTGCTCTCGATAATGTTGTCAAAACAAATGGAGATATGAGAATTTCGAGAAAAATTGTTGATACATTGAGATCAATGGGATTTATGGTAATATCGAGATTTGATGAAATTGAAAGACATAATAATATTATGAAAAAAGATAAATAATAGTGGAGAAATCATATGAAAGGAACTTGTGAACCGATTGACCCAGTAACAGGGAAAATTACCTGTGGAATGTACGAATTGTTTGGGGATGCAAGGAAATGCCCCAATTTTATAGAGAATATTTTCACACCAAACCCGTTGGATAGTGACCAGAGTGTCAAAATTGTGGCCGACTGTGTTCCGAAAAGGATATTGTTGATGCTGCAGGAGTTGCATAACCGCACGGTTGCACTTCAGCAGGCACAGGAAGAATTGAGAAACGAGACTATCTGGACAGAGGTAGTCGCTCAGGTAATAGGAAGAAATATCGGTATTGATCTTCAGCGTTTCGTGGAGGAAAGACAGAGGCTCCAGAGAGTGAAGGCGCTGAAAGAAGATACCGAAAAACAGAAGCAGATAGAGGAATAATATGGCTTGGTACGATTTTTTGTTTGGCAAGAAGGATGAAGATGTAAGATTGGATGAGTCTATGAAGGTTTTCGTGGGGAAGGGTGACATCCCCACAAAATCGGAACTGGATGCTACCAGAGGTGAAGGTGTCGAGGATTATCTTCTTATTTCCGGCTACGGCTCGATGGGGTACGGAAATCTCAATACATTCTATAACAGATATATCAACAAAGTTTTTGAATCCGAAGTCGCAAAAATCACAGAATATCGAAAGATGGCGGAATATCCGGAAATTGGGGATGTCATCGAGGATGCCGTCAATGAATCCACATTGACAGATAGTGAGAACAAGATTTTCAGCCTGACAATAATTGACAATAAATTATCTGGTAACAAGAATGTCGTAAAGAACTTGTATAAGGAATTTGATGATCTTTTTTACAGGAGAATAGAGATCAACAAGATTATTGATGACCTTATGAGAACCTATTATATTGACGGTAGGCTCTATTACGAAAGAATTATCAATAAGACCAAGCCAAGCCAGGGTATCCAGACAATCAAGAAGCTCCCATCGGAAACAATGGACTACATCTATGACCCGCGTGACGGTAATATTCTTTACTACTATCAATATTTACAACCAAATGTAAAAAGGCCGGCAACACCGGAGGAAGCGGAGAGAGATCCAAAAGTTGTTGTGTTCAACCCCGAGCAGATTGGGTATATCAATTATGGAATATATGGTAGGACAAAGGGGGAAGTCTACGGTTACCTTGAGAAGGCCCGTGTTCCTTACAACCAGTTGAAGCTTCTGGAAACATCCGTTGTCATTTACCGTATCATCCGTGCACCGGAAAGGTTCGTTTTCAAGATTGACACGGGTAATATGCCAAAAGACAAGGCGATGAAGTTCGTGGAAAAAATCAAGACGAAGTTCATCAAGAAGCAGACATATGATCCACAGACAGGACAGTTGACACAGGAACCCGAAATCCTCTCTATCCTCGAAAATTTCTTCCTTCCGCAATCTGCTGATGGAAGAGGTTCGTCTATTGAAACCGTTGGTGGAAATCCTGCCGGATTTGCGGAACTGGATGATATTTATTACTTCGCCAGAAAACTTTATCGTGCATTGAAATATCCCGCATCCCGTGTTACAGCGGGCCAGGAGAAGAGGGAAGCCGAGATTGTTGTCGGTGGTTCTCATACGGGTGAAATTTCCCGTGACGAAGTGAAATGGGCGAAGTTCCTTGAGAAACACCAGAGAAGGTTCTGTGACGAACTCAAGGACTTGTTCCTGATGCACCTTTCGTTCAAGGGTTTGAAGAAACAGTACGGTGTGGAAAAGGATATGATTACAATCAATATGGTTCCACCTTCCCACTACAAAGAGTCTCTGGAACAGGGATTTGTTGAAGTTCGCCATTCCAATTATAATGCCCTTGCTGGAAATCAGGAGTTTTCCAAATACTTCCTGATGAAAAAATATCTTGGTTGGACAGATGCTGAGATTGATGAGAATATAAAGTGCCTGAAAGAAAAAGACAAGTTGTTCCAACCACCAGAAGAGCCCGGTATGGGTGGTGAAGAAGAATTTGGTGGTGAAGAGGAATTTGGTGGTGAAGAAGAAACGGGTGGAGAGGGAGAAATTGAAACAGCTGGCCCTTTACCAGCGCCGGGAGAAACCGAATAAATGAAATTTAGAAACTTCGTAAAAGAAAATATTTCTGATATTTTTTTTGAGGCCACAAAGCCAAAGTCAAAGGCGCCTGTAAGTGTGTTGAAGCCGAAAGAAAAAACAACGGCAAAAGAAAAGCCAAGCGATAAAAAGAAAAAGGAAATTACACCGGAACAAATAGCAAGATGGAATAAATGGTCTGCCGGCGAGCAGAATTATATACTTGATAGATATCCAGAAGGAGTATATGCGAGCCATCTTGGGGCTCCACTCAAACAAAAAGATTCAAAGGCGAAAAAAATAGAGACAAAACACGAAGAGGAACTTGGAAAAGAAAAGGAAAAACCTAAAGAGGCCGTGTCTCCGGCGGGAATCACAGATCACCAGAAAGACGCGATAAAGAAAATAAAAAATAAAGAATTTTCTTCCATTGTCAAATCCAAAGAAACAGATCAAGAGAAAACAAAAAAGTTTGATAGTTTATTAAAGGGGATGGAACAAGAAGAGCTATCGAAATTTCTTCACAATTTCCACGACCAATTTGGAGAAGGTGGAGAAACCGGCGCCCCAGCTTGGTCAGAAGATGTTTACAAAAAATACGCCGCAAAAGTTGAAAAGGTTGAGAAGGAAAAGGCGACCAAAAAACAAGAGAAAGTTTTGAAAACCCTGAAAGAAAAGGGTGGTATGGATCGCTCTATAATTGATATAATTGATGGTGACGCAAAGAAGGGGGCATATGAAGGAAGAACAAAGGCTCCGGGCAATAAATCATCATTTATCAATGAAACGAGTATTGGAACTTGTCTTTCTTATCTCCATCAAAATCCAAATATGAATGTAAACCAACTTTATCAAAAACTATGGAAAGAGATAAAAGATACGGATGTTGTTTATAAAAATGGAGAGGAATTAAGTCAAAAAGCGGCGTATGCCGCGGCCATTTCTGCAAAAGCCGAACATAGAAGAATAAAAAGAGTAATGAAAGAGGATGGATTTAATCCAAAGACCACTACAGTTTCTCACGTTTGGGGGAGTAAAGAATCTTTACAAAACACAGTTGATTTTCTCGATAAGATGGGAGTAGTGGAAGTAAATGGTGTATCATTTAACAAATATAAATCTGTCATTTTGGGAGGAGGTGCTGGAGATAATCCTACTGATACAATGTCAGTTCTTATAGATCATTCACAGAAGCCTCCAAAGGCAGTTATTCTTCATACATCCAATAAGACATCCACATCTGATATCCAAGGAAATTCAAGCCCAGTATCGAATGTCAAAAAAATGTTATCTTATGCGGAAGAGGATTTGAACGATGGAAAAATCTCAGCAAAAGAATATAATGCCTACAAGAAAGCCTGTGATAGACTTGTCAAGAGATTGGAGGAAAAACAGTCAGAAGTAGAGGGGGTCATCAGCAAAGAATATGATAAACTTTATCAGAGAGCTTTGAAACCAAATGAAAGAAAAAAGCTCATAGATGAAATAAAAAAATCAAGTACAGGAGATGAACCAGCAAAATATTGGAATTCGATAGTCAAGAGATATTATGAAGGTGATACACCTATAAAAGGCCGGACTTTTAATAGTAAAACAGGAACATATAAACCACCATTGACTGATGAAGAGGAGAAAAAAATACTTCTCTCATATGTTAATGAATTGAAAGCAAGTGTAGTGGACGATACAATTGATGTTTCAAAAGAAATGAGTAAAGTTGCAAGCAGAATTGCGCCATTTGATGAAAAGGCTATGGCCGGGAAATATCAGGAACAGCATATGCTACAAAATGAGGCGAGAAAAGAAATGAATAAAGCCCTCAAAGGTAAAGGCGACGAATATTTTTCCAAATTGTTTATAGACAGGTTTCACGGTCATATTGTTTCCGGGCACAATGTTGGTGGAATACCAGCAAAGTATTTTGAATTGAATATGGGGAAAAATAATAGTAGAATAAGATACGATGAACAGGGTAATCCGTGGGAAAGGAAGATGGTCACGGTTAAAGAAAAAGGTAAGGAAAAGCAGGTTGAAAGATTTACGAGAATAGTAAACGGTCAGGAGGTTACCAGAACAATAACCGGATTGACAGATGGTGATACTGCGACTGTGGGGAATACAGAAACCTTTTCCAAATGTCTTGGTTTGAAAACAAAGAAAGATAAGCAGGATTTCTGGAAGCATATAAGAGTTTCAGAAGTCAAATGTAGTAGCACCGATGTTGAAGATGATGATGATTTCGATACGGAAGGAAAAAAAGTGAGGGGATTATCATCTTCAGGATATGCAAACATCTATGGAATTGATAGGGAAGGTAAAGAGTTTTTGATAGGTGTTCAAACGCTGCGACCAAAGGGAGGTAAAGGCTCGACAGTTCAAGATACAATTCAGTTTCACAAGGATTTTCAAACTTGTTTGCAGCTGGAATCTCACCAAGATACAAAATTGAATGAGATGTTCAAATATATTATTCAAATGTCAATAGATTTTATAAACAGGAGAAAAGACTGATAAAATATATAAATAATTATAAATATATCAGAGGTGTGTCTGATGGAAGTTAACAGAGTTATGAAAAGATATCTTATGGAAGCTGATTACTCGGATACTATTAGCCTTTTGAGAAAACAGATACGGGATACCCGTGAACTGGTCAGTCGGGCTGTGGAGGATACGGACGATCCTGACAGGAAAGAGCAAATCCGTAAAAGAGGACAGGCCCACATCGAAACTCTGCAGAAGAGAATCGAGAGTTATCAGGAAAAAGCAAAGGCTGAAAGAGAAAGAGAAAAGGCAGCCAAAAAATAAGGAGTGTGTTATGGACGAAAAAGACGTTAAAAAAGCTTTGGATTCTTTTGAGAATGACGATTTTATTACTGCCAAAGAGGTAGTAAAGGATGTTGTCAAGCAGGCAAAGAATGAATATCTGAAGAACAAGCTCGGCTTGTCAAAAGATATAGAGAAACCGAAACAAAAACCAGCGGAGGACAAGAAGAAGAAATGAAAAAGATCGAGGAAAAAATTGATATGTATTTGAAGGAAGGAGTTTTTGATGAACCGGAGCCACAGGAATTTTCAGCCGGTGATCAAAAACTTTATCCGCCTGTAGCCAGTTCAGTACCAGGCACCTACGATCCAACAAGGGATGCCGGCAGTATTACACAGGGCCTCAAGAGATTGAAATACTATCTCACAATGGCAAATACACCAGCAAAGTTTGCGAAAGCAATGTCTCTCGCACACGAACTTGTAACGAAATTCCCCAACAATCAGAGAATTGCGCAGGTCATCAATGTCATCAAGACCACACCTATCCGTATTCTGAAAACAGTTGGTGACGGGAACGAGTAATTTTATTTGTTCGTGTAAAGAAACTGGGAGGAAAAGAAAATGAAGCTTATTACCGAGCTCTCCCACAATATTGAGTTTATTGTGGAGGAGTCTGAACAGAAAGGGAAATCTCTTTACATTACTGGCATCTACAGCACAGCCGATCAAGAGAACAACAACAAGAGGATATATTCCAAAGATATTCTCGAAAGAGAAATTGGCAAGCTGGAAGAGAGATTGACGAACAGGAGCCTTTGGGGCGAACTTGGTCACCCACCAAATCCTGAAATCAATCCTGACAAGATTGCCATTCTGACTGAAAAGCTTGATTGGGATGGCCCGAATGTAATCGGGAGGTCAAAAGTTCTTGATACTCCGATGGGAAATATTGCCAAGACCCTTATCAAAGAAGGCAGAATGGGTATTTCTTCCAGAGGCCTCGGTTCCGTCAATGAGAATGGTTATGTCAATGAGGACTTTTATCTCATCACTTGGGATATGGTTACAGACCCGTCCAATCACCCGTCTTGGGTAAATGGTATCTATGAAGGCCAGGACTTTGAACCACCAAAAAAGGAAAAGGTTGTCGAAGAGCCTGTTATCGAGCAGCCAAAAATCTCCCTGAAAGAGGCGCAGAAAGAGTATTACAAGAAAATCTGGCAAGTTATTGCTGATATCGAGAGGGGGATGAAGTAATGAACACGGAAATAGAGGGTGGAAAAATGGGCAAGGAAGAGAAAATTGACGATATGCTCAGGAAAAAGTTTCCGGAGTTTTATCAGGCCAAGAAGAAAACCAAAAAGGCCTATCAACTGATGGACAAGTATATCAGCGGTTCCGTTGAAACCACCTTCACCGGCGATGTCACATTTCCAGAATCGAAACAATATGAGATGAATGAGGCAAGCGCCCCGATGGCATTGGCCAATATGGTTTCCAGTATAAGAAAGTTTGACAATGAAATGGAAAGGAACCTCAATTCGTTGAAAGCAATGTGGCGGGATGGTTTTTTTGATGATGAGGAATACGAAACAATACATGAGGCCTATACCTATCTCTGGAAAAGTCTCAGCACATTGAAAGACCTTTTTGAGTATAAAGTAAAGTTCACAACAGGGAGAAACATATAATGGATAAAGTAGATTTGATAATGGAAAGATATCTTGGTGAAATTTTTGGCCTAAGCCAAAAAGAAAGGGATGAGAAGAAGGCCAAACAGAATGAACCCATCAAAAAGAAAATTATTGAGCTTCAAAAAAAGATAGAAAGGAAAAAAGTAGTATATCAAAAAGCCGAGGAACATTGGAAGAGTATAAAAGATGATAAACAGGCGGATGAGTATGCCGATAGTCATCTAAGTCTTATTAAGACCAATCTAAAACTTGCACAGGAAGAATTAGCGTCGCTCAGAAGTAAGTTGAAAAAATAAAACAGGAGCAAAAAATAGTAGGGAAGGCACACGCTTGAAATGGAAATAGAGAGAGTGGTGGAAAAATATTTGGCGGAAAAAGAGACTACCTATGAAGATGAACAATATTTCGAGGCCGGATATCAGGAGAGAAAAATCGATGTCTGTGCAACCTGCCTTCACATTGATATAGGCAAATTTAAAAATAGATGTGTAAATCCACAAAATATAAGAATATCCAGAAAATATGGAACACTTACATTTTGGGTATCATTGAACGGCGTATGTAAAAAATATACACCAAAATAAAAAACTGTAACTGAAAACCCTTGATAATCCTGTGTTTTAACCAATCTGTTCAAAACAATCAAAAAACCGATAAATAATTCCAAATGGAGGAAAGTATGTCTATTCTTGATAGAATTGATGAGTTTCTTGCGAAAGATCAAAAGAGGCTTCGCAAGAGAGATCCAAAACGATGTTTGAAAGAAAGCTTTGATATGGACGAGCTTCTCGATAGGATGGGAAATTTCATCTATAGCCTTGACCCAAATGTTCTTGATGCTGAAGGCAAAAGGATCAGAGAGGAAATTCTCTCGGCCTTCGAACCTCCATTCGAACTGACAGATAGAGATTGGAATTTCGATGAGACACATCTTGATGACGATACATCCGAAATGGATGTAGTAGACGATGAAGTGGTTGATGATACCATAGCAGACGAATATGCAGATATCGAAGATGAAGTTGTCGAATCGAAGAAACCAAAGAAAAGACTTAAAAGACTCTCTGAGTCTAAGAGTAAAAAATAATACAGGAGGAAGAGTAGATGGAAGAAATCTTGAAAGTGCTCGGTATTGAGAAACTCGAAGAGTCACAGATTTCAGCCGTAAAAGAGAAGCTGGAAGCCATCGTGGATGTAAAATCCCGTGAGAGAGCAGACAAGCTTGTCAAGGAAGAATCTGAGAAACTCATCGAGGAATACGAGGGCAAGTTTGAGGAATATAAAGGCGATATCACATCAAAGTTTTCCAATTTTGTAGATACCGTTCTTGAAGAAGAACTCAAGTTGCCTGATAAAGTTGTGGAATATGCAAAGAAGGGCGAACTTTATGATGAAGTCATTCAGGAATTCAAAGTAAGACTTGCTATTGATGAGGGAGTTCTGAATGAGGAAATCAAAGGCCTTCTCCGCGAAGCAAAAGAAGAGATCATCAAACTGAAAGATGAACTCAACAAAGAAACTTCAAAGAGAATTCAGGCAGAAGAAGATGCCCGTGCTCTTGCATCTCATCTCTATTTGAGAAAGAAGTGTGACGGCCTCACAGAGGCACAGAGGAGAAAGGTTCTCGACCTTCTGGGCGATCTGAATGAGAAAACAGAAATCGACAGAAAGTTCCAGATTGTTGTTGACACCATTCTCGAACAGGAAGCACCGGATGCCGAATTTGGTCTAAAGCCAGGCAGCCAGGAGCCTGATGCAGAGGCAAAGACAAATGATTGTGTTTGCCCATCCTGCGGTTCTCACGCAACCACAAAAGGTGCGTGCTCCGCAATGGCCTGCCCATCCTGCGGCGCCAAGATGAAAGATGCTGATGAACCAACTCCAGCGGAGGATATGGGTCAAGGCAAAATCGAGGTCGAAGATCAGGAAGGAAAGCCGGTCGAGGAAAGTGACGATCCTTTTAGCAAGTATCTGAAGGGAGTTGTCACCATTCTGAAAGAGAATAAATTCTAAATTTTATAGGAGGAAGATTCTGAAATGAGAGAACAAACAAAGCAGTTGATTGAGAAATGGGATAAGGTTCTCGCCGAGGGAAATAAAATTCGCTCTCAGAAGATCAAAAAAGCTACGGCTCTTATGCTCGAGAACGAATATAAGTACCTCACGGAAGCAGGAAACTGGTCAGAAGTCGGCCGTGGATCGCCCTATGCGATTTCCGGTGATTTTCATCAGATTGCCGTTCCGATGGTAAGACGTACTTTCCCTGAGCTGATTGCCCACGATATCGTTGGTGTTCAGCCACTCACAGGCCCGGTAGGGCTGGCGTTCGCGCTCAGATTCAGAGCCGGTGGTGCATCAAATTATGCTGGAGCGCCTGGTACGGAGCTCGGTTATAATACGATGGATACTACCTATTCTGGATCTTACATCACATCTGCTGGTGAAATTCTCGGTTCTAATGTTACTGGTGATGTCGGCCTCGGTGTTGGTGCGGGAACCCCCATCAACGAAGTAAACCTCACGGTTGAAAAGGCACAGGTAGAAGCCAAGACAAGAAAATTGAGAAGCAGATGGTCACTTGAAGTTGCACAAGACCTCAAAGCAATGCACGGTCTTGATCTCGAAGAGGAGATGATGGACATTCTTGCATACGAAATTACGGCGGAAATTGACAGAGAGATCGTCAATGTCGTGAACGGTATTGCGGAAACCACAACTTGGTCATATTCAGCATCCGCGGATGGAAGATGGGAATCTGAGAAATACAGAAACCTCTACAACGTGGTTGTTCGTAGAGCCAACAAGATCGCGATTGACACTCGTAGAGGAGCTGGTAATTTCGTACTGGCATCCCCATATACTTGTGCCGCATTCGAAGGTCTTTCAAGTTTCGTTATTCACCCAACTGACGGCGATATGAATACTCTCGTAGCGGGTATCTCCAAGATGGGTTCTCTTGATGGCCGTATTACGGTCTACAGAGACACATTTGCCGCATCCGACTATATGACAGTTGGTTACAAGGGCCCATCAGAGTATGATGCAGGTATTATTTACCTTCCATACATTCAGCTGATGGTATCAAAGACTATCTTTGAGCAGTCCTTCCATCCAACCGTTGGTTTGATGAGCAGATATGCTATCCACCAGCACATCTTCGGTAGTAACCTCTACTACAAGAAGGTTGATATCAGCGGTCTACCATCCTAATGTAAATTAGGAGATGACAAAACTGAACCCCCTCTCTCGTAGAGGGGGTTTTTTTTGATTAAAATTTACTATTTACATAATAGTAAAAAAATGATATAATCTTATAGATATAAATATAGGCATATAAATGTAGGAGAGTGACATTATGCCAGAATTACATAGAAAAAATCTTGAGGAAATTCTTGACATTGAGGTCGTGGATGTTCAAAATGAATTGAATAAGGCACAAACTCAAGAAGGTGGTCAAGAAGAACCGGAACAGATTTTGAGAAAAAACATTACCAAAGCCAATTTCATTCTCGACCAGATCGAAGCGGAATTGAAGAACGGTAATTTTTCAGCGAGACTTGTTGAAGTGGCGAGTTTGATAATAAATTCAGTAACTCAAGCCTCAACTCAAATTATGATAAATAAGTCAAATATAGATAGTTTACAGATTAAACGAGATGTGTTAAAATTAAAAGAAAAAGAACTTGATATAAAAAGTAGATTACTTGCCGGGCAACAACCGGCGGGTAGGGATAGATTGGTTATTACTGATAGGGAGACAATCCTGAAATATCTCAAAGACGGACAAGATGTTAAAAAGATAGAAGCAAAAACACAGATGGAGGCGAATAATGATGAATAAAGATTTCCGAAGCATCATATTAGATCAGCGCAAAGACCGCAAAGTCGCCCAATGGGAAGGAAAATGTTTGGATTACCTTTATATGGTAAAGAATAATCCGGATATTGCCAACTTTGCACCGGGCAGGATTTTCAATATGATTATGAGGTATGGTACAGAAGATGTAGACAATACCCTCAAAATCAGAGGTTATGAAGATCTGGTGCGCTACAAATTTTTTGACAACAAGATTTATGGAACCCTTGAGGCACTCCACGATATTATGAAGTTTCTCAAGGCTGCCGCACGAAGAACCGAAACTGGTAAGAGGATCCTTATTATGGTGGGCCCCGTGGCTTCGGGTAAGTCCACAATTTCCGCCCTCATCAAGAGGGGTCTGGAAAGAGATAGGACACCGAAATATACAATCAAGGGATGCCCTATCCACGAAGAACCTCTACATCTCATTCCTCTTGATGACCGCCCAAAATGGGAAGAGATGCTCGGCGTAAAAGTTGAGGGAACACTCTGCCCTGCTTGCCAGCAGATGGTTGAGGAAAGCTATCTTGCAGAAGATGGTCATATCAAATGGGAAGAGGTTCCTGTCACGACTATCCAGTTTTCGGAGCAGAAGCGAGTTGGTATTGGAACATTCCAGCCATCCGATCCGAAATCTCAGGATATTTCCGAGCTTATCGGCCGTGTCAATATGTCCAAGATGACAAGGTATGGTGAAACAGACCCAAGGGCATATCAGTTCAACGGTGAGTTGCAGGTCGCTAATGGTGGAGTGATTGAGTACATCGAGTTATTGAAGGCTGATGTGAAGTTCCACTATGTATTGATTACTGCTGCTCAGGAACAGATGATCAAAGCACCGGGCTTCCCACAAATGTACATTGATACATTGATTTTAGCCCACACGAACCAGACGGAATATGATGCATTCCGATCAGAGAAGAAGAACGAGGCTCTCCACGATAGAATGTATCCTATTGTTGTTCCTTGGAACCTCCGTGTGGATGACGAGATAAAAATCTACGAGAAGATGATTCGTGAATCTGATTTTCGTGGAATACATATTGCACCAAATACTTTGAAGGTCGCCGCCCAGTTTGCCATTTTGACAAGATTGGCGCCATCCAATAAGGTTTCCTCTATCGTCCAGAAGATGAGGATTTACAATGGGGAAATCACAGAAGAGCTGAAGAAACAGGAAATTGATGTGAAGGCTCTTCGTATGGAAGGTAGGGAGCAGGGTGAGGGAATGAAGGGTATTTCTCCAAGATTCATCATCAACGCCCTCAACATCGCCCTCGGGCAGAAAGAGGAAAAGAAGTGTGTCAATCCTATTGACATTATCAGAGCACTTCGTTCCAATTTCGAGCACCAGATTGGTATCACGGAAGAGGAAGCGAAAAAGTATCTTACACTTCTTCTCGGTGAAAAAGAATCTGTAAGTGCCGAGTTCAAGGATATCGCCAAGAAGGAAGTAAATATGGCGTTCCTCTCCGCCTATGAGGAACAGGCACAATCTCTCTTCGAGAACTATATTCGTAATGCGGACGCTTTCTGCCGTAAGGAGAAAATCCAAGACTCGATTACGGGTGAATATAGTGATCCCGATGAGAAATTGATGAGGCAGATCGAAGAGTATATTGGTATTCCTGTCAATTCCAAAACGGAATTTCGAAACGGTATATTCGTTTACAAATCCGCCCAGCTTGAGAAGGGTGAACTATTCACCTTCAAGACCTATGATCCTCTTCGTATCGCGATTGAAAAGAAACTGATGAGCGATCTCAAAAATGTTGTGTCTCTTACCCTTGCTGATAAGTCTGCAACGGACAAGAGAACACAGATGAAGAGAAAGTCCGCCGTCAAAAATCTTACCAACCGCGGATACTGTCCAGAGTGTGCTAACATTCTTCTTTCCTTCGTGGGAGAAATCCTTCGCAAGGAAGAGTAATATCTCCTCCAAATCGGTGTGAGATGCTTCGGGAGATGGCGGTGGCAGATTTCTCTGCCACCGCCACATAATAAAAAGGGGTTTCAATATGGCTATTATTTCGCATGAAAATTGGGATTTATCTTCGAAAGGTAGGAAAGATGCCGCCCGGCACCGCGAGAAAATCGAAGATACAATCAGAAAAAATATAAAAGATATTATTGCCGAGGAATCTATAATTACTCAAAAGCACGGTAAAACTGTGCGTGTTCCCGTCAAGGGATTGAGGGATTATCGCTTCGTTTATGGTAGTACCGGAACTTCTGGTGGTGTTGGTCAGGGAAAAGGTAAGGCGGGAGATATTATAGGCCGCAGGCCGAAGAAGGGAAAAAACGGCGAAAAGGCCGGTAATGTTCGTGGTGAAGATTATATGGAAACAGAAGTTGATATAGATTATCTTATCAACATTATGTTTGAAGATTTGGGGCTTCCATATATTGAAGAAAAAACCAAGGCGGAGTTACTTGTTCCTTCAGGATGGAAATTTGAAACTATTTCCAAAGTGGGCATTCATCCCCGAATACACAAGAGAAGAACAATCAAAGAATCCATAAAAAGGATGGCAATTTATGCCGCCGAAATTATGGAGGCGACATCCTGTGATGAGGAAACAGCTTACAAGGCTCTTGCGACAGCCTATGGTGACTTGGTAATTGCTATTGAACTCGTAAAAAACAATAAGGTCAATCCTGATGCTGATGTCCAATCCCTCTTTATTGAAGATGAGGATTTGAGGTTCAAGCAAATGGATCAAGAATTTGAAATTCATAGTAATGCGGTTGTTGTTGCTATGATGGATACTTCCGGTTCGATGACGCCCGAGAAAAAATATCTTGCTCGTTCAATGTTGTTCTGGATGGTCGAGTTCTTGAAGAAATCCTACAATCACGTTCAAATAAGATTTATTGCTCATCATACAATGGCCTCTCTGGTAGATGAAGAGACTTTCTTCAAAAAAGGTGAGAGTGGGGGAACCTATTGTCACACGGCTTTTGACCTTGCGAAGGAATTGGTTGAAAGGGAATATCCTCTTGACCAATGGAATGTATATGTAGTATATGTTTCCGATGGTGAGGATTTTGACCCCGATGCTACAATGCAATCCACCAAGGCACTTCTTGAGAAGAAAATCAATATGCTGGGATACTGTGAAATTCATATTTCTTCTCAAGGATATTTTCACGCACCACACGGGAATTTGATGGAGAAGTATACCAACACTTTCAATTTCAAGATTGAAACAGAGGCCGGAACCAATTTCTATAAGGACGATGAAAAGCACTTTCTGGCCTGTATTATAAAGGGGAAAGAGCACATATATCCAGCGCTCAAACATATGCTATTTGAGAAAAAGAAGGATAAAAAATAATGAAAAAGAGTGACCTTCAGAGATTGATAAAAATTGAAGATAGGATCAAACAGCTCGTTGAAGAGTATGGAATGAAATGCCTTCCGGTTGAGTTTGATGTGGTGCCTCCACAGAAAATGATGGAGATTTTGGCGTATAGGGCCCCCACAAATATTTCCAACTGGAAATACGGTAGGGATTATGAAAGACTGAAAACTGTATTCGACACGGCAGACCCGAACCTTCCTCTTGAGCTGGTTGTTCACGATAATCCATCCAGAGCCTTCTTGATGAACTCCAATACTTTGTCTGTTCAAGTTCTGGTTATGGCGCACGTCTATGCGCATGTCAATTTCTTTACGGAAAGCAAGTGGTACAGAAACTCCCGTGAGGACATTGTTGAAGTGTTGGCCGCCGCCCAGAAGAGGTTCAATGACTATGAAAGAATATACGGTCTGGACGAGGTGGAAAGAACAGAGGATGCCGGACACGCACTCCAATGGCACTCTTCTCCATTTGAGACTGAAACGGAGATGGAGAGAAAGAGAAGGGTCTTTGAGCAAATAAAGAAAAAGAAACTTCCTTCCAAAGCCGCCTACGGTGATATTCTTATTGATACAAAAGAACGAAAAGTCGAGGACTGTGAGGTTTATAATAACCGTGTGTGGAGAAAAATATTGGCTACTACACCGATAGAACCCACGGAAGATATATTGAGGTTCATTATCGACAATTCCCGTATACTGGAAGATTGGCAGAAAGACATTCTGGAAATCTTGAGAATGGAAGGACAATATTTCTGGCCATATTCCAAGACAAAATATATGAACGAAGGATGGGCGGCATATTGGCACGACATCTTTATGAACCGTCTTTTTGATGAAAAATTACTTACTGCTGAAGAACACGGACAGTATAACTACAGCAATTCCTTGGTAAAAGCCACAAACAAGATGGGAATGAACCCATACTTGATTGGTTCCGAAATGTGGAAGGAAATTGAAGAGAGATGGAACAAGGGCAGATATGGTACGGATTACGAGAATTGTACCGATGTCAAAACCAAGGAGAGTTGGGATACAAAGGAAATGAGAGGCCGGGAGAAAATGTTTGAGGTTATGAGGAGCTATACCGATTGGTTCTTTATGCAAGATTTTCTCACAGTCGATTTGATTGATAGACTTGACCTTTATATTTACCAGATACAGGAAACCGTGGCCTCAATTGACTATGTGAGGACAAGCCATACAGCGGAACAAGTCAGACAATTGATTATCAATAGTTTCGCGAATAGTGGTATTCCAAAAATTGAGATTGTAAATGGAAATCTTGATAAGGACGGCCATCTCCAGCTTGTTCACAGATATAACGGTATTCCCCTCAATAAGAAATATACACAGGAAACATTGAAACATATTTATTACCTGTGGGGAAGGCCCGCGACATTGAAAACTTGTACAAAGGATAAGAAAACTGGTAAAGACAAGGAATTGTTTTATACAGAGGACGGTTCTGAAACTCAGCCTTCTTCCGGTTCTATGGACTTTGAGAACCCATTTCAGGCTTTTCACTTTGATATGACGGACTTAGCTCCGATTTTATAACAGTTTCCCCTTTTTATTGTTTCGCCCCCATAAATACATATGAAAGTATGTTTTATGGGGGTTTTCTTGCGTGCCAGTCAGATACGATGATTTTGTAAAGAGGCCTCTTCAAGAGTATTCTTATTCTCCCGAAGAGGTTGTCGAGCTGTCAAAATGTTCCCAAGATATATGGCAATTCTTGAAATATATAAAAATCGTACATCCAGACAGGGGGAGAATCAATTTCGAGCCCTATCCTTATCAGAAAAAAATATTGAGAATATTACAGGATGAGAGATTTGTCATTGGTCTTTGGAGCAGACAGAGTGGTAAAACGACTACTGTGTGTGCTTATGCTCTCTGGTATGCCGCGTTCAATGAGGATAAGACTATTGGCATCGCGTCCAATAAACAGATATCAGCTATTGATATTCTTTCCCGATTGAAAATAATGTACGAGGAGCTTCCGGTCTGGATGAAGCCCGGCGTACAGGAATATTCCAAAACATTCGTAAACTTTGATAACGGCTCAAAAATTATGGTGGCAGCCACATCTCCGGATTCTTTCCGTGGTAGAACCATCAACCTACTGATACTCGATGAGTTTGCCTTTGTTCAGAAGCATAAGGCAGAAGAGTTCTGGGCATCCAACTTGCCCACCATCGCGGCCTCGACAGAATCGAGAGTTGTAATTATTTCCACACCAAATGGTATGTTCAATCTCTATCACAGGCTTTACACACAGGCCGAAAGACAGGAGAATACATTTATTCCCATCAGGTCAACTTGGAGAGATGTTCCGGGCAGAGACAAGAAATGGGCAAGTGACCAGAGAAAAAATCTGGGCAAACAGAAATTTGCTCAGGAATATGATGTTGAATTTCTCGGTTCCACCAATACAGTTATTGATTCCGATGTTATCGAGGGATTGTATGATAAATGTGTACAGCCGGTTCTCGAACAGTCAAATGGAAAGTTGAAAATATATGAAAAACCGATAGAAAAGGCAACATATGTCATCGGAGTGGATACTGCAAAGGGTACTGGTGAAAACTATTCCACGATGCAAGTATTGAAAATAGTCCAAGTCAAGCCAATCAAACTTGAGCAGGTCGCCGTGTTCAATGATAATTATATTGATGTTTATACATTTGCTGACATTGTAAATAGGACGGCGATATATTACAACTCGGCTTTTGTTATGGCGGAGAACAATGCTGAGGGCTCTACAGTTGTTTCAAGGCTATGGTGGGAGTACGAAAACCCTGGCCTTGTCAATTCCGGTGCAAAGATGAAGGATTTGGGAATAAGAGCGGATAGGAGAACAAAGCCAAAGGCTGTCATTCTGATGAAGAAACTGGTGGAAGATGGTAGTTTATCTTTGGTTGACTATGACACAATTGACCAGATATCCACATTTATAGAGAAAGAAGGTAAGTTTTTCGGGAAAGATATGCCAGATGACCTTATTACATCCCTGTACTGGGCCTGTTATTTCACTTCATTGGATATGCTGGAAGAATCTTTCGAGATAAAAAAGACAGAGATAGAGGACGATGTTTGGGGCGTTTTGAGTGATATTGAACCCGTTGCAGAGGATTGGAGCTGGCTTACCAATACTGGAAAATTACTTGAATAAAATATAAATAATAGAGAATTATAGTGTCTTTCGGGGGAAATGAAATGTCCAGATATAATAACATACCACCAAAACTTGTGCAGGTTATGCAGGGCGTAGTCAATGCAGACAGGGCGTTTGGAAGAGGTAACATTGTTTTGACCCAGCAAATTGTCGAAAATACGATAGAACTTCTGGAAGAAATCAAGGAATTGTTGGAGGAAAAATGAGCGTGGATAAGAAAATTACAAAGTATCTGAAAGAGGCCGATATGGAAGCCAGAAGGGCAAGAGCCGAATGGCAAGTAATTTATAATACAATTGATAATATTATGGATGATGCAATTGAACGGGCAGAGGATCAAGTGATGATTGCACAGGAAAAAATAGACAAGATTTACAGAAAAGCAGTTGCCGATGTAGTAAAGGAACTTGACGAGGCAAGCGATGCCGCAGAAGGCGCATGGGGAATACCATCCAGAACAGTTGATAAATTTTTCAAGGATAAATATCAAGAATTGGTGGCAAAATATGTCACACCCCATCAGAAAATAGGTAATCCAATGGTTGAACCCTTTTGGGATGCAGTACAGGATGAATGGATAGAAACAAGATGAGTAAATTATTGAAGGATGACATTGGGAGTAGACATCCGTTAGCAAAGGTGCCAGTTGATATTCATAGAATAATGGATATGTTGAGGGCACTTGAAGGATCATATCTGAATTATAATGATAAAATGGCATTTACTTTTATTGATGATGCCATAGAAATACTGGTGGCTATGAAGAAGGATATTGAAGATAAAATAGAAGCTGGAGAATAAAATGCCTCTGAAACCATATAGACCAATCAAAAAATCTGAATTGATAGAAAAAATAAAAAGGAGACTCGGTTATCCTGTAATAAAGGTGGAACTGGACGATGCCCAGATATCAGACCATATAGACTATGCTCGCCAAAGATTTATCAAATGGGCAGTAGGACAGGGTGTTATTGAAAGATATTTTACCGTAGCTCTGTCAGCCGGGGTCACAGAATATGAACTGCCAGGAGATGTTACAGAAGTTCTTTCATATGATACAAAAACCACGGGCTCAATTCATACACTTTTCACAGTTGAAAATTACCTGTATAATGCGGGTATGTACGATATGTTACTGATGAGAGGTGGGGGTTCTGGATATACATTGGTGTCTTACCACATAGCAAGAGATTTCCTTGACACTATAAGACGATATGTTTTCGATTCTTACAACTTTACATATCATAGACATTCAAACATACTTGAAATACAACCCCCACCACCATCAGGTGGCACAGTATATTATAATGATGTTTGGATAGACTCTCCCGGCTTTATCCTTGTGAGGGCTTATGTACTGGAAGGAACGGAAGATGATTTGTATGACAATATGTGGGTATTTGACTATTCAACCGCGCTTTGTAAACAAACATTGGGAAGGATAAGATCAAAATTTGCAAATTTCACAAGTATAGGTCAGACAGGACTTTCTCTTGACGGTGATACTTTGCTTTCTGAGGCACAAACAGAAATGGATAAATTGGAAGAACAACTACGGTCAGAAGAAGCGTGGGAAGGGTACGGAATATATATCGGGTAAATAAATGAACAAATCCAATAGAACTGGTATACAGAAACCTCAATGGAATTTATATGACATAGAGGGCAATCAAGAGCATATGCTCGCGGAAAGCCTGATTATGGAATATACAGACATTGCCGGTGTCCAGATAAATTATTACATCCGGTCAAATGCTATTGAATATGACACATTATATGGTGAACATACGAGCACGGCATATGAGGATCCGAAAACGACACGAATAATTTACGAAGTGGCAGACGAGCCGAATTTGTGGTCATCTTTCGGAATGGTCGGTGGTGATGTCATTACAGCACATATCCCGATGAATACTTGGAGAAGGGATGTGAGCAAGACAGTAAATCCCAAAATTGGTGATGCTGTTCATATTGCCTGGTATCAGATGGCTGACCGTGCTTTCGAAGTTTGCCACGTTGATGATGATGATAAAGCATTCCAGCTCAAGAAAATGATATGGGTTCTGATTTTGAGGCCATTCAGATATTCTGAGCAGAGTGAGAGTGCGGAGGATATCGCAGTCACAAGTAAACCCATTTCTGCATACGGTGATAATACTTGGATTGAGGAGCAATCCAATACAATTGATAGTTACGACGATATTGATACGAAAATCTATGGGTATTGATAAAAAATGATAGACAAAGTAATCCAGAAATATATCGGTGAGCAAAACGAGGTATGTCCTGTTTGTGGTAAGAAGATGATAAGGGCGAGAACAAGGACAAGGGGTGGAGCCAGAGGAGATGGGGGATATTGTCACGGTCATTCTATGTGGCATCCCAAAAATAAAGAGCGTGTTTTCCCTTCATTGAAAGAGGGATACAAGGAAGATTTGGCAGCATTGAGAAGTGCTGACAAGCAAATCCAGAAAACTCTTTTTGGCCACTATCCAGAACTTGACAAGATTGCAAAAGAACTAGCAAGAAGTGTTGCTATTGATATCAATAATAAGACCCACGGTGTCGTATCGGATATGCCCTATAAGGCACAGTATGTCTTGGAGAAGTTAATAAGGTTACTACAGGAGAAAGTATAATGAAAACGATTGAAGAGAAGATTGATATGTATCTGACAGACGCCACAATATATCATTCTCCAAAGGGAAGAATTGATCTTTCAAAACTCGATCTGAAAGCCATTGGGTATAAAATGACGAAACAAAAATGTTGTGGAACCTGTGACTATTATCTTGAAATGACTTGTAGAAATGAACAAAATATGAGTATTATTGCTAAAGAATATGATATTCCCATTCCAATCCACGCGGGATTGGATGTAGACCCACAGGGAATTTGCCCAAATTATGAGGAGTATTGAAATGAAAACGATTGACGAGAAGATTGATAGATATTTGAACGAAAATATTTCTGAGGCAATTGATAGCAGGTTTAATCCATTGAGAGGACAACTCAAGGCTGCACAGAAAAGAGCTGAGGAGGCTTTCAAAGAAACTGTTTCAAAAACATTGAATGCAATGGATGAATATGCTGAGAATACTTGTATGGAAATATACAAAGATGATCCGGTTGGGCAGAAAAGATGTTTCCAAACCTTTTATGCAAAGCTTATTGTTTTTGTTCAAGATCAGCTTCTACAATATATATCAGAGGATCTGGTAAGTGAGCTCGTAAGTGAGATGGATGAGCACGCCAAATTCATCAAGAAAAAATATGGATGGTATGTCAAATGAAAAGAATAGATGATAAAATCGAAAAGTATTTGACTGAAAATATTGATCCCGAATATCACGAAGAATTGCTCCTATATTATAAAAAATGGTGTGAGAAAAGGTTACCAAAACTTCTTGATGATATAGAAGATAATATGAAATCCCTTGGCGCCGGATTTTCTCGTAAAAGTATAGAAGATACAATTCGGAGCATCAGAAAAGATCTGATGAAATTGAGGAGAGATTACGATGCAAATAGATAAGAAGCTTGAAAAATACTTGAAAGAGTGGACATATCAAAAGCAACCTGAATGGGAAGAAATCAAAAAGCTACTGGATGATGCCGAAGATGATATTCAAATGGTTTATGACAACTTCGAAAAGAACCTGAAAAGATTATCATTCAATGCCTTGGTGACTATTGCTGATGAAGAAAACGAATTTTGGGATTGGATAAGGGAACGAGAGAATGGTGGATATGATAACGAACAGCCACTATTTGACAGGCTCATCTGGTTTTCCGAAGATGTGGCAAAAATCTCAAAAATAAAACAGGCGGTGGAGAAAATAAAGAAATGAGGCTTAAAAATTACTTGACGGAACAGGCAGACCCAACTTTCGTATATCTACTATCAATAGTAATGGGAGGACTGCTCGGTCTCGCCATTTCAAGAGAGGCGCAAGATATTTATCAAAGGATAAAAGTCAAAGTCCAGAATTATTTTTACAGTAAAAGGGGGGAGGAGATTGTGGAAAAATTGAGGGCGGATGAGACATTTCAAGGCCTTCTCAAAAAATATGCTGAAAAATATACTCAAAAACAGGGCGCGTGGGCGGATTATTCAATGCTATCTTATAACATAAAAAGGGCGGTTGAAAGACGCCTGGACGATGATGAGAAAAAATATCTTTATTTCATCCTTGGAAAAATCAGGGAAGAAGATTTGGACGCTTTAACAAGGACGGGGAAAAAGAAATGAAACTTGAAAGCGGAGATTATGTTGTAGGAAGGGCACAAATCAACAAGAAGGTTATGTTGAAAGGTGTAGTGATACAGGAAATCAACAGCTGGTCTGCCCTTGTTGCGTATTTTGATGAGAAGAAAAGACCACAATATAGAATACTCTTTCACCCGCAACTTCTCAATGAAGAGCCACCAGATGATCTGATTGAGAAAGCGAAAGAAAATCCATATTGGGGAAAATCTCCGAATGAAAAAGTAATACAGAGGACAAATGTATGAAAAAAGAAGATAGACTTATTGAAAAATATCTCTATATAAAAGAACCGATGAATTTGATGGAGGCCGCCGGGCTGTGGGATCTGACAAAGTTTATGTTCAAGATAGCCTCCGCAAAAAATATTGATGATGCGAAGAGATTATCGTCTATACTGGGGGATGTCGATAATAAACTATGGGCAGAATATATAAAGATACTTGACAAGAGCCCTAATGAGGAGCCAATAATTAAAAAATATGTAAGCCAGGAATTAAAATATACAGGAGATTTGAGAGATGTTCCGGAAGATAAAAGGGCCCAAGTATGGGCAATGACCGTATATCTTGCCAAATCGGGGAGTTTGAGTTTATAATGAAAGCAATAGAAATGATATCCAAAATCTTCAAGGGAACAAAAAAAGATGAGGACTGGCTTGAGGGAGGTAAGCATCTCATCAAGACATCCATTCAAGATCTTGAGCTTCAGAGGAAAAAGATTTTTGAGGCATATAAAGACAATCCAGCAGAAGCTCTCAAGAATTTTGACAGATATGTAAGAATAAAGAAAGATGTGAATACCAAGAAGGGAGAGGAACTTGGTATACCAAAGGAAATAATCAAGCAGATGAATTATAATATGGACTATGCGGCGAAGGATGAGAGAAGCACGCTTGCCAGAGATTTGGAGGGAATGAAGAGATGAGTATAGAGAAGAAAATTGGGGAATATTTGCGAGAGGCCGCGGCCCGCGACCCGAAGCTAAAAGACCTTGATAAGAGAATTGATAAGCTGGAAGATGAGATAGAAAATGTATTGGATGATTTACAGGATGCCTTCGATGAAATTCAAAGTAATTGGTCAAGCGCTTCAGGGATGATGTACGAAATGAATTTGGATTATATACCTGAAGTTCAAAGTAATTTGAAACTTCTCATAAAAGTGGCCAATGACCTGATTACGAAGGTAGATAATATTACAAACTTGGAAGCAATGAGGCAGAAGATAAACAAGAGGTTGAATAAATGAGACTTCAAAAATATTTGAAAGAATTCAAAACGAAACCTCAAGATGTAGAAATCTTGGTAAACAAGATTGCCAGAACACGGGCACACCCGATGGAAAAGGGGGGAAAGACTATTGCCGGAGATATTTTCTACAGCGATATTTCCCATATGGTAAGTAAGATGGAGAGCAATCCGAATGACAGATATAAGCTCTTCCAGCAGATAGTGGCCGGATTGCAGAAAAGAGGATTTTGGGTTCACAGCTGATGAAATTTTCCACATTCCTTACGGAACAGAAATCAAAAGCGGTGGGAATTTTCATAGGTAGAATGTCACCACCTACGAAAGCCCACCAAAAAATTATTGAAGATGCCTTGAAGAGATATTCGAGGGTGTATATTTTTATCATCGAGGGTGAGAAATCCTCAAAACTTGCCAAGAATTTCCTCACATACAATCAGAGAAGATCGATCATCAGAATAACGAACCCGAAGGCGCAACCGATATTGTCATCCCACGGCTATATTCCTGACATCATTGAACAGGAAAATATCGAAACTGGGAATGGAATTGCAATTATTGCCGGTTCTGACAGGATTGACGGATATAAAGTACAGTTTCGGGGAGTGGATTATAATGTCATCTTCGATGAAATAAAAAGAACCGAGGAGGATATTTCTGCGTCCAAGGCAAGAAAAGCTATTGGGAATAATGATTTCAAGGAATATAAAAGGAATGTGGCAAAAGGATTGGATAATGAGGAATGGTTTGAGAAGTTTCGCAAGCTCCTCAAGGCAACAGTTGGAAGGCCTGGAAATGTCAGGGGTCAGCTGTTCAAGGAAGAAAGGACATACACCATACAGGAACTCATCAATGAGGATATCAACCGCCATATGGAACATTTTGAGGACAATATGTTCAACAACGGTGTGGACGGTATAAAAAAGAACATCGAGTTGGCTGAGCTAATTCGCGACACGCTTTCCGGAGATTCGAAAAATAGGGCGACCATCACAGTCAAATGGGATGGTGCGCCAGCTGTTTTCTTTGGTATCAATCCGGAGAACAAGAAATTTTTTGTTAGCACAAAAGCCCTCTTCAACAAGACACCAAAATTGGCCTACACGGATGCCGATGTAAATGAGCATTTCGGTCATGCGCCAGGACTTGTAGCTAAGTTGAAAACATCCCTCAAATATCTATCAGATCTCGGAGTAAACACGATATATCAAGGTGACCTTCTCTTTACGGATGACAAGAAAATGGAGAGCATAAACGGTGTGAAGTATATTACATTCACGCCAAATACGATTACCTATGCCGTTCCAAGTGATAGTGACTTGGCACAGAAAATCAAAAGGGCGAAAATGGGCATCGTCATTCATACTGAATATACAGGAAAAACTCTCGATACTCTTTCGGCCAAATTCAATATAGATGTATCAGACCATTTCAATGACGCTGATGTGTGGGTGCAGGATGCCTACTTCAGGGATGAAAGTGGTACGGTAAATTTCTCAAGGTCGGAAGTGGATAAAGTCAATGAACTGATTTCGGAGGCGGAAAGGGTTTCCAAATATGTCAAGGAAGATATCTTCAAGAAAATGAAGAGCTTCGGTCTTTATGAACTGTTCAGGATATTCCACAATGAGAACATCAAGAACGCCCAAGCATTACGCTCGATCACTTCCTATTATGAAGATTTTATGTTCTTCATAAAAAGAAGGTATGAAGAACAGGCTGAGCAGGTGAAATCACCAGAGGCCAAGAAAAGAAGAATGGAAATGATAGATTCTGCTCATCATTTTCTTCATAAATATAAGAGAGAAATAATGGGATTACTGTATCTTTACCTGATTTTCATCCGCCTGAAAAATATTTTTGTAAGGAAATTCGGGGAAATCAGTAACATCGGAACATTCATCCGTAGTGGTGATGGATACAATGTCACAAAGCCGGAAGGTTTCTGTGTTATTGACAAGTCTGGTAACATATTGAAACTGGTTGACAGGCTTGAATTTTCAAGGGCAAATTTTACATTGGAGAAGAACTGGTAGGAGGAAATAGAAATGGGATATTTTACGAATGATACAGAGGAAGTTAAAAAACTACAGGAAATATACGAATCTCAGATTTCCGAGGGTCTTATGAGTTGGGTCTGGAAAAAGGTTTATGCCGCGGATGCACGAAAATTATCCGCTTCCGAAATTGAGAAGAAGATTGCATCGTGGAAAGACTTAGAGAAAGATGCGAAAGATATTCAAACTCAACAGCAAGGTTTTGAGAAGCTCGGGCCCGGTGTTGCTGATACCAAAAAATTGAAAGACGCAAGAAAAGCCTTAGTCAATATTGCCCAGGCTATATCAATATATTCAGCAGAATTGAATAAAAAGAAAAATGAAGCAAAGAAAAGTGAAAAGAAAGAGGGTGAAGGCGATAAGAAATAATGGCCAGAACATACTATTATTATAAAATTTTCAGAAAAACTCTTATACAATTTCTCGATATGTTGAACGAGATATATGTGGCGAGGTATGACAATGACGGGAATATTACAAAGACCGTACTTGTTCCTGTAAAATTTGGCCCAAAGGAAAAGGCCTATTACTGGGTCAAGGAATATTCCACAGAAGAACAACTCCCCATTATCTCCGTAACTCTTATGTCAATAGATTATGACAGTACGAGACTTGGAAACAAGAATGTCGATATTGTTGTGTCAAAGGACTATGAGCAGGCTACACAGGAAATCGTCAAGAACCTTGTACCGTATAATTTTCTTCTCAATGTGAACATCTGGGCACTTCACATTGTTGACATTGACCAGATTTTGGAGCAGATATTACCATTTTTCAATCCGTTTACGATGATAAGGATTGGTGTTCCGGAATTGGATGCCAATATCGAATTGAAGGTTGTTTTCAATAGTGCCACACCGGATATTATGGAAGATTGGGGAGAAGAGGATTGGAGAGTGTTGAAATGGACATTGACATTTACAATACAGGGATATTTTATACTTCCGATATCAGAGGAAGGTGTCGCAGGAAACAAACTCATCGAAAAGGCGATGGCCAGGATTTATACGACCAAGGGCGCAATGGAAACTGAAACAGAAACCACCTTCACATCTGGTGCCAGCGGGAATTATGCTGAGGCTGTTTATGTGGAAGCGCTTGGGTACGATGAGACAGCAGGAATACTGTCAAGATATGAGATTTTCCCTGGCAGAGGAATTTGGGATCCATAAGGGGTAAAAATGGCATTATCGGTAAATGTAAACAGGGCGACCCCCACCAATTTTAAGCTGGTTTTTCCCGTATTACCATCGGAGACATCCCGTGCTGCGACTGCTGAACTTGAGCTGAATTTGTTTGGAACCGTCATCCCCGGCTTGGCACTTGATAATGTTGAAGCTCCCTGGCAGGGTGGCAGATTACAACTACAGATTGGAAAGCTTACTTTTGACTCTTGGACAGTCAATTTTATTGTAGATTCGGAATTTAGAAACTGGAAAGCTCTGACAAATTGGATATTTTATATAAATAATAACAAGGATAGGTTTGGTGTTATACCGAATGAGATGGTTATTGACGCATCACTTCAAATATCCGATAATTTCGGTGGGAGTGTCCTCGCTATAAATTTTAAAAATGTTTGGATACAGCAGCTCGGAGAGCTTACTCTTTCTATGAGGGATGGGGAGGCCGTACTCGAAGGTTCTGCAACATTTATGTACGATAGATATGAAATCGGTTAAATTTTTATAAATATTATTGAAATATCCATAAATATATAAGGAAAAAACTCGGAGGATCAATAAAATGGCATTTTATTTGTCACCACTCGTAGATGTAAATGAAATAGATTTGTCTACTACTATTCCAGCGGTAGCCACTTCTATTGCCGCAATTATTTTGCGAAATACTTATAAAGGGCCGGAAAGAAAGAAAACGCTGATAACGACCACAAATGAATTGATAGATTTTTTTGGAAAACCAACGAATATAGCGAATTGTTATCAAGATATTCTTTCGGCCACGGGTTATTTGAGATATGGTAACTCACTTTACTGCACGAGAACGATGCCCGTCTCAGCAACCTTCGCCGGAACTATGGCAGTAAGTGGATCAGAAGCAACATTTTCACCTTTCTCTGTGGCCGATGCCCTCAAATTGGGCGATCTTGCAAGTCAAGACCCCGATAATTTCGCAGATGATGTTTCTCCTATTGCGGGCTTCCCGTTCTATCTTATTGCAGATTCAAGAGGCGCCTGGGGGAACAATATCAAAGTAGCCGTTATTGATTATACGACTTATAATCAAATAGCATCGGGCGGCCATTCAGATTGGGAAACCTATCCAGACATTTCGGCAATTGATAGCCCGCTTCTCAGCAGCAAATCATTTTTAATTGTTGTATCAGTAAAACCACAGGGAGAAACATCTTATGTGGTAAAAGAATATTGGAATGTTTCTACCGATGAAGATATAGTTGATGATCAGGGTCAGAAGCTCTTTGCAGAAACGAAAATCAATTCACAATCATCTTATATTAGAATTTCTCTGAATGAAACACAGAAAAATCAGGACATCACAATTTCAACTTCCAATTATCAATTATTTGGTGGTGGTGCAGATGATCAGGGAGATCAAGTAACAGATGCACTTATTATGAATGACATTGACCTTTATGCGAATGCAGAAGAAATTGATGTCAATGTATTTATTGATTCTAATAAATCAACTACAGTAAAATCATATCTTGTTTCAATTGCAGAAACAAGAAAAGATTGTATTGCTGTTCTTGATTGTCTCTATGAATCTGTCATCAATAACTCCGGTAATGAAGCCACTTCTCTTAGAACATATAGACAAAGTACATTGAATGAGAATACCAGTTATGCATCCATTTATGGAAACTGGATTGAGATTTATGATAAGTGGAATGGGAAATATAGATGGATTCCGGCCTCCGGTTTTATTGCCGGGATTTATGCAAATACAGATAATGTTTCCGATCCTTGGTTTGCTCCTGCCGGTCTGAATAGAGCGCTTCTTGGAAATGTCAGGAGGCTTGCTTGGAACCCAACTCTCGGAGAGAGAGATATTCTTTATAAAGCGGGTATTAACCCACTTGTATCTTTTGCCGGACAGGGAAAAGTTGTTTGGGGTCAGAAAACACTTCTCGATAAAGAATCTGCTTTCAATAGGATTAATGTTCGTAGGCTTTTCATTGTCCTCGAAAAGGCAATTGCCACCGCAGCAAAATATTTTCTCTTCGAACCAAACGATGATCTTACAAGACTTCTCTTGGTTAATATGATTGACCCATTCTTGAGAGATGTTCGTTCCAGAAGAGGTATTTACGATTATATGGTTGTTTGTGATGAAACAAATAATACACCGGAAAGAATTGACAGAAACGAACTCTGGTGTGATATTTATATCAAGCCTACAAGGGCCGCAGAATTTATCGTTTTGAACTTTATTGCAACCAAGACCGGCGCTTCCTTTACGGAGCTTGCCGGAGCATCAACGGGAGCGTAAGAATAATTGGAGGAATAAACAATGCCAAGATTTGATATTGACAGTTATAGGGCATCATTTCAAGGTGGAGCAAGACAATATCTATTCTACTACAAACCAATGTTTCCAGCTGGTGTAGCAGGAACAGATACGGAAAAGGCAACATATCTTGTAAGAGCCACAAATTTGCCGGAGACAACATCTGATGAAATTATGACAAACTGGCAAGGTTTTGATTTTAAATTTGCTGGAAAGTATACCTATGGTGATTGGACAGTTACTTTCAATGTAGATATTGATGCAAAAATTCAGCAGATGTTTATGCAATGGGCTCAGCTTGTTCACGATCCAACAACGAATTTGTATACACCACCAAATCTCTATATGGTGGATCAGCAACTCGAGCTTTTGGGTTACGATGGCAAGCCCATTATGAAGTATAAGCTTTTTGGGGCTTGGCCAAAATCAGTTGGAACTGCCACACTTGATTACTCCGCAAACGATGTTGTTCAATTTGATATGACATTTACCTACATATATCATATTTCTGATAATGTAAGTTACGGTGCAACGGTGACTTTCGGATAATAGGTATTATATAAATACTTATAACCCGTACCACGCTTAGTGAAGAAACTAATGGATCGAAAGGTCTGAAGGGTACTTGAACTCTTCAGACCTTTTTATTTGGAGGAAGGATGCCAGAGATATTATTTGATGTTGATACATATAGGACAAGATTTTCTGGTGGAGCCAGACAATTTTTGTTTTATATTCTTTTGAAGTTGCCACCCGCGGCCACTAAGGAAGTTGGTTCATCTTTTATGTCCGCAAGTACAGATGGGTGGAAGAAGTGGTTTGTGCCAGCAGCCAATAGTGTTCTTACAACATATGGATTGGGTTCAGATTTTGATAAATGGCCATATTTGGTAAAGGCGACATCTATTCCAGAGGCGTCCTTTGATGAAATTCCAATTCCGTGGCAGAACCTTGATTACAAGATAGCGGGTTATAGAAAATATGGTGATTGGACAGTTGATATGAATGTTGATATTAATGGTGATATTATCGAAAGAATGTATAGCTGGCAAAATCTGATTCAGAGAACATCAATGGGAAAAAATGATGGTGGAAGATCGTCATCAAGAATGTATATGCAAGACCAAGAGGTTCATATGATAGATTATTCAGGAAATATTGTAAAATCTTTTGTTTTGAGAAAATGCTGGCCGAAATCAGTTGGTAATATTACCTTTGATTATGCCTCAGCTGAAATTCTGACAATGAATGTGGTTTTTTCTTTCTATAAAATGGAACTGGAAACAAAACCGTCTACATCTTTGTCAGACGCGATAAAGCGAGGTTATGAAAAAGTAGCGGGGATGTTGACAAAATGAAGGTTAATATTGATATTCAATCCTATAAATCCAGATTTCTTGGTGGTGCCAGGCAGTATTTATTCTATGTAAATCTTCAGTTCCCAAATTTTGGTAATATTTTGAAGGCGGCCGCCGAGGGTGTATTATCTGGTATGAAAACCATAGAGGATTTGAGTAGTGGGGCCACGGATGAAATCCTCAAAAAGGGTGCGGTTGAAGGTTTGGGCGCAGCCACAGATGTTTTCTTGTTGAATAATTCTACATCAAATTTTCCATATCTTGTAAAATCTACATCATTACCAGATTCTACATTGGAAGAAATTCAAACTTATTGGGTTGGCCAGAAATTCAAGATGGCCTCAACGAGGTCTGATGGGGATTGGAGTGTGACATTCATAGTTGATAATGATGCAAAAATTCTTACAAGATTTTGGGCCTGGCAAAAAATAATACATAATCCACAAGCCAATATCTATGGTAAACCAGTTTCCTATATGGTTGATCAAGATATTCATCTTTTAGGCTTTGATACTGGGAGCACAATTTGCTGTTTTAAACTTTATGGGGCTTGGCCAAAAAGTATTGGACAAATTCAATTAGATTATCAGACGAATGATTTGGTTCAATTTGATGTTACTTTTTCATATCAATATCATACAATAACGGAGAGAGAACCCGGTGCTCTTGCAACATTCTTACAAAGGGGCGGAAGAAGTCTTTTGGACTTGAATATAGAGGCGATAAGAGGGAAGATACCACTATAAGGAGGTTTTTATGTCAAATTTTAAAAGGTATATCAATGTGTATGAATTTGAAACTGTTTTGCCAGGAAACGGTAAAACTGTAAAATTCAAACCAATTACAACAGGTCAAATTAAAAAATTATTAATGTATGAAAATGCTGAAGATCAGGCAATTATTGAAACTGCCCTTGATGAAATTCTGGAGGGGTGTGTTATTGGAGAAGATTTTAAAGTAAGTGATTTATATTTACAAGATAGATTTTTTCTATTACTGGAAATTAGAAAAGTTACGAAGGGGAATACATATCAATTTCAAACAATATGTCCAAGTTGTGGCAGCCAATCACTACAAACAGTAAATCTTTCTGAAATGCCTGTAAAGCTTCTTGATTTTGGGAAAAAGAAAGTTAAAGGGTCGGAAACTCCTCCGGCACAAAAGAAAAAGAAATCTCAACCTCTCCAAGAAATTAAAACCGAAGAGATTTCTCCTGAAATAGTAGAGAAGGAAATTTCTGAACCTGATATTGTGGAAGTAAATGATAGAATTAAAGTGAGAATGTCTCTGGTTACGAGAGGAATACAAAAACAGGCGATGGAATGGGTAAAAAATACTTATCCAGAGGCCGCGGATGCCGAGAAGGCTATTCAGACAATGACCGCCATTCTCGCCCTTTCAATAAAGGGAATTATTACACCGGACGGTGAAGAAACAGATTTGAGCATCGAAGATAGAGTTTATTTATTGGATGCCCTTACAGAACAGGAAGAAGTAAAATTACCAAAATGGTTTGAAAAATATGATTTTGGTGTTGACTTTTCCATTAATATAGAATGTCCTCAATGCCATCATAAGTCAAAGAGAGATGTTCCACTTGAAGATTTTTTCTTCTAATTTATACATTGTGTTGTGGCACGAGCTTGCACGTTATTACAGAGGAGCAATATTATTTAGCAAGCCGGGCGAATATAAGTATTGAGGAAAGCAACCTCTTACCAGATTTTGAAAGGGAGGCCTTTCTCAATCTCGTTATAAAAGATATGAAACAAAAAGCAGATGCTATGAAACAACCAGATAAAACACAGAAACAGGGGAAATAATATATGGCTACAGCCAAAGCATTACCAAAAGAAATGCAAGACTTTGCTAGAGAATTTAGTAAGGCCTTCGCCGCATCCGCATCAAAGGAACTTCTAAAATTTCAGAAACAAATAGAGAAGTCTATGCCAAAGGATGTCATTGGTACTAAAAGAGTAAAAAGTCCTGAAGATCTGTATGATAAACTTGAAAAATTAGAAAAGAAAAAAGTAGAAGAAACAAAAAAATTAGATAAAAAATATAGAACAGATGAAGAAAAAAAGGAAGATAAAAAAAGAAAAGCGGAACTTGAAAGATATTATAAAGAACTACGAAGAACAGTAACAGTAAGAGAAAAGGTCGAGAAATGGCTCTTACAGAGATTTTGGGGCCGAACATTTTTAAAAGCTTGGTATGGTTTTTGGAACCTTAAAGTTCTTTCCACAATAAGAGAAGGAATAGGCAGGATCACGGGTTTTTTTGAATCACAGCTTCACGATATATTGGGAGATATGGCACCAATTTTTGATTTGGCAAGAGATTCTCTTGTCACTCTTAAAAATGCGGCGATTGGTGTAGGTGAGGCTTTATGGAAAATAGCCAAAAGTTTATACTCTATGGCCCCGATTAAAAAATTCTTTGATAAAGTTGGTTTGCAGTTCAAAAAAATAATAATTTTACCATTCCAGAAAATATTCAAATCTCTAAAGGGGTTGACCGCTCTGTTCAAAATTAAAAATTGGCTGTATCAGGCCGGTAAAGAATGGGTATATCAAAAGAAAAGAGAAGCCAAAGAAAAAATTATAGGTTGGGTAAAGGATAAAAAAGATAGGGCAAAATATTGGCTTCAGATGAAATTAGAGGCCGCGAAATTCTGGTTATGGCAGAAAACAAAAGGTATCGGAAAATGGCTTACGAAGCCATTCGCAAAAATAAGTAGAAGCGCTCTGGGTGGTATGTGGAATGCTATGAAATGGATGATGCCCTTTTTTATTGGTGCAATTGCGGGGCTTATGGGCTCTTTTATGACAATGCTGGCCCCGCTACTTCTTCCCGTTGCTATTGGTTTACTTGCTTTGGGTGCCGGGGCCCTGATACAAAATCTTATTAAAGATCCCGAATTTCAAAAGGATTGGGAAATTTTTACAGATTGGGTAGTTGAGAAATTTAGAAATCTATTTGATCTTGTTCTGAAAACTATCAAAGATAAAGCATTAGAATATGGTTTAGACATCGCGAGCTTTGGCTTGGCAACTCCTGCCCGAAGGGCTATGGAAAAAAGATTAAAAGACATTGAGGAGGAGGAGAAAAAAAGAAGAAAGCCCATTGAAGAAGAAGAACATAGACGCATAAGAGAAGATCCTGAATATAGAAAAAAAATACTCGAAAAAATGAAACAAAAGCGAGGTATGGGAACAGAAGGTGTAGGAACAAAAGGTGTAGGAACAGGGCCCGCCGGGCCTGCAGGAACAACTGGAGCAAGAGGAAAACTTAATGTAGCGGAAAGATTGAATAATCCAGGCAATATAAAAGATCAGGGAACAGATTTTACCGATTATCTGAAACAAAAATATGGCGCGACAAATAGTGGTGTTAAGGCAGCAGACGGTGGTACATTTCTGCAATTTCCAACACCAGAAGCCGGTTTTGCTGCAATGAAAGAGGCATTAAAAACTAAAAGTGGCAGTAAAACTGTCGATGAACGATTGAAACAATGGAGTGGTGGTGGATATGGTGGTGGAGTAGCCCCACATCTATCAAATAGAAAAGTTGCTGATTTGTCCGATTCCGAAATAAATGATTTGGCAAAAAGAATGATGAAGCAGGAGGGATTTAGAGGTCAAATTGCTGGAGCGCAGACAGGGGGAAAAATTACTGGTGGGCAAACCATTCCAGGCAAAGGAATTGACAATAGACTTATTGCTGCCTCGGTTGGTGAGTGGGTAACACCGAAAGGAACGGCCGGTTTACTCAATAGTATTTTGCCCGGCGGAATGGCAGCATTGCTTCGCGACCCAATTGGAACTCTGATGAAATTCGCAAGTAATTTTACTTTTGGTGGTTTAGGTGCCGGAGCTCTGATGGGATTTCAAAGAGGTGGAAGAGTTCCCCTCACAAGAGGTGAACTTGGGGCACCAATTAGAGGTGAAATAGGTAATGGATTGAGAAATCTGGAAAGTCAGGAAATGTTATTAAATAAGTTAAGTGCTTCCCTCACGACGGGAGGATTACAACAACAAGGGCCTGTGCCGATTCCTGTAGGTATGAACTCCAATACTTTTAATACTGCACCAATACAGGTCAACAAAAATGAATTAGGCCCGGGTGGTGCACCTGGCGACCCATTACCAACACTAATGTCAACGCCGGTGGCTTGGTATATTGTTTTACAAAATACAGTTTAGAGGATGATAAATATGGCAGTAGATGACGCTATAGATGCTCTCAACCGTCTTGATCCTAATTATGAGTATGTATATGGAGATCTTTCAGGTAACCAGAATAAAAATCAAGGACAATACCGAAAGAAAATAGATGAGAGTGCAAAGAAAGACAGGGGGGCCACAACACAATCGGGTAATAAAAAGAACGATGCTATTGCGGATGCATCAGGAACCAAGCCTCAAAGTGAAGATATAGACGATGTTTCTCCAATTTGGTGTCCTTCATCTTTACACAATTCCACAACGAATAATTTATGGATAAAATTACAGGCCAGAGGTATTGAAAGTATGGCATCTTGGGGAAGAAGTGATAAACCACTTACACCAAGAAACAAAAGGTTTACATTTTTCTTATTAGCACCGAATGAATTACAAGAAATAGTATCACACGATTGGGGCCCTTATGAATCTTTAGCTGCCACGATTGCGGAAAAGGCCGCCTGGGCAGCAAGAGTGAGTAAAGAAATAGATAATATTGGGTTGCAAGCCGGGGAAAATAAAACGATGCAAGATGTTGCAAATGCATGGAAAGGCGGTAATTATTATTCGATGTTAAAAACCATATATCAAGCAATCGTGGATCAGAATCAAAAAGGATGGGGGGAGCTTGTGCATAGAATGGCCACAGCCGCATCCCAGGCAGATGTCGCAAAAACAAGGATTGATACTGCATTAGTTTATAAAAATTCTGAAAGAAGAAAATATGACTTTGTTTTTTATCTTGCGGATGTTGGTACAGATTTGTATAAAGAAATTATCTATCCTGTAAAACTTCTGGAATATTTATCGTCACCAACCAAAACAAAAACACAGGGGGTAAATGATTTATCGGAAATAGATTTTCCTTTCTATTTTACAATAGAAACATATCCTATAGATTTCTTGAAAATTGAGTATGCTGCATTAACTCTTGTTCAACCGACTTGGAGGGCACCATATGTCGATGGACAGCCATCAATGTGTGAGCTTCATCTTTCATTTACAGAAATACCTCCATTATGGGATAGCGCATTTTATACTAAAGGATTGGTAACAACAGGAACAAAAGATGCAAAGACTATAAAAAGATCACTTTCGGGAGAAATTGCTCGAAAGTTTCGGGAGATATAACTGAATGGCATCCAAAAAAGTAACAGAACCCTTCGAAGATTTAACTGGGCACACATTATCAAATGTTTCTTACCTTCGACTTTTTAATGTTATGGAAGAGGAAGATGGAACAAAATTTCTGAATATCTTTAGAACATATGATATAAATGATGCCCTTTTTCGAGATGTTATGTATTATCAGATTTACGAGGTTCAAGAGGACGATTGGTGGGAATTAATTTCTCACAGCCTCTATAAATCAGTTGGTTTATGGTGGGTTACACCCTTGGCAAATAAAGTTGTCAATCCATTTGAGGAATTAGATAAGGAAAACGACATACAAATTCTCGTTTCAAGTATTATACCAATTCTTTTGAGAGAAATGAGGGATATTGGGGAATTATGATTGATACCTCACAAAAACCAGTAGGTAAAAGTGATTTTAATGTTTCATTGGGAACGAAAGCTGGAAGGGCCACCATTGATAGCCGTGATATTATAGAATTCACTTTTATTGAGGATATTTTTTCGGCTTGTATGGTAGGTAAGCTAGTTTTTATTGATAAAGTCGGAGGCCTCGAGCTTTTACCCGTTGTTGGTCACGAACCCATTATATTGTCATATGGATTGGATGAAGATAGATCCAAAACTTTTATGGTATATTCTATAAATCAAATTTCTCCTATGGGCCAAAGAGAAAGTTATGATATGAGCCAAATAGAAATTTATTTTGTGGAACCGATGTTTATAAGTTTGATACAAAGGAGATATAGTTTATCTTTCATTGATAAAAAAATATCTGATATCATCAAACACATTTCGGATTTTATGCTATTTACAGATAGTTCTTTTATAAATTTTGAGGAAACAAAGGAAAGTTTATCAAATTTTTATATGCCTTATTGGACGCCGATGGAGGCAATAAAATGGCTTTCGAAGAGAGCGAGCAGTTTAGAATCTCTGGCCCCCGGCTATCTATTTTATAGTAATCAGAGGGGCCTGAATTTTATAACATTAGAAAAACTATTAAAACAAACAGAATTGGAAAGGGGGTTTGACGGAAAACCTCAAAGATATTATTTTAGTACCTCGGCAGACAATAGCCTCAATAAAATATTAGGTTTTACTATAAGTGGAATAGATTATCAATCTATGATAGGTATAAAAGGCGGTCATAAGCTTGGATATGATTTCGCAACCAAAAGTTTTATTGATAAACCTTATACATATGAAGATATGATTAAGAAATTTACTCTACTTGGAAAAAAGACATTTTTTTATAATATTAGTGATACAGCCACGAGATTTGATCTTGAGGGGGATAGTGATATTATTCTACTGGAAAATATGGCATATAGTGATGCTATCAAGAGATATGTTAAAGAGCACGAAGTTTTGATGACAGTCATTGGTCACGAAAGGAGATATGCGGGTATGATGGTAGATATTATATGGCCAAGTACATTGAAAGAAGAGGTCACTAATAGGGCATTTGAAGGAAAATATCTTGTAAAATCTGTGACACATCAGTTTAGTGGAAGAACACTACCTTTTTACAAACAACTTCTCGTTTTATTGAAAACAGCCTATACAGATTCGAAAATACGAGATTTATATAGCGCTGTAAAGGTAAATCTTGAAACAAAGACACAGAAAATGGGTAATATAAGATGATAATAAAGAATGAATATACGGATATGACTTTACCCAAAGATAAATTGTTTGGAATTTATCGTGGGGTGGTGGAGGATAATAATGATCCGGAACAGGCCGGAAGATGTAGAGTAAGGATATTTGGTATTCATACATCACAGAAAACCAAGGATGTTCTTGAGGGGGTTCCTACCGAGGAGCTTCTTTGGGCAGAACCCATATATGGATTGATTGAGGGCTCAATATCGAATTATGGCGTATGGGGGGTTCCACTACAAGGTTCTCATGTTATGGTATTTTTTGAGAACGGAAATATTCTACAACCGAGATATTTTGGTACTGTGCCTGGCGGATCATCATCACCACCAGCAGATACCTTACGGGGCTTTGTTGACCCGGCCGGTGCCTATCCGGATAAAACAGGGCCAGATTATGACAAGGGATTAGGACAATATCCTCACAATATTGTTCTTCATGTCCACGGAGGGCATATAATAGAGGTAGATTCTACACCGGATAATAAGAGAATTAGAATATATCATAATGCCGGCACATATTTTATTATAGATAACGAAGGTAATATAGAAATATATGGTGTTAAAAATCGAACCAAGACTATAGAAGAGAACGAAACCATAAATATAAACGGTAACAAGAATGAGACAGTTGTGGGCGATGTAACAGAAAATTTTCAATCTGACAAGAGTGAAACAGTTACGGGAAATGTGACTGAGGGATATCAGTCAAATCAGCAAACAACCGTTAGTGGTAATCTTCAAATAACAGTAAGTGGGAATTGTAATATAAATGTCACGGGCTCCTGTAATATTACTGGAAACCCGATAAACTTGAATTGATATGGCAAAAGTAAGTAGATTAGGAGATGCAGTTACAGGACATTGTTCCGCGGGAGATCACGGGCATCAGAATGGTGTTATTGTAGAGTGTTCTCCGGATGTGAATGCGAATAGTATAGGTGTGGCAAGAGTGGGTGACAGAGTGAGAGCGAACTGTGGGCATTACGGAACAATTGTTTCTGGTGCATCAAAAACAAATGCTAATGGGAGGGCAATCGCACGAATAGGTGATTCTTTCTCCGGCACTTTTAGTGGAACTATAGTTGCCGGGTCACCCAATGTCGATTGTGAATAAAAAATGCCTGGAAAGTTTACATATACAGTTACAGACATTTATTCGGACTTTGATATAGAAATGCCCCGCCAAGCCGATGGGGATGTTAGAAGGGTAACAGAATATGAAGCCGTTAAAAACTCTTTGAGAAATATCTTGAGGACAAAAAAAGGAAGTAGAAGAATGCTACCGACTTTTGGTGCACAGCTTGAAAGATTTCTTTTCGAGCCAATAGATGAAATAACGGCCAGAGATATTGGAAATACAATACTACAGGAATTAGCCGGTTGGGATGATAGAATTGAAATAATAAACATTAATGTAGAAGCGGACTATGAGGGAATGCAATATAACATAACGGTGACATATTCGATAAGAGGATCAAGTTACCGTGATGTGGATAGAATAATTTTTGTTTTGAAGAGGATATAATTATGGGAAATACATTAATTCCAGATTATTTGAATATGGATTTTACTACTATAAAGGCAAGGATAGCCGATTTACTTGAGAATACAACCACCTTTGCTGATTATAATTATGAGGGTAGTAATATTACTCTACTCATAGAGTTGATTGCCTATCTTGGCGCACTTACTACTTACTATACAAATAAAGTGGCAAAAAATCAATATATAGATACGGCGGATTTATATGAAACTGTTCATATGCTTTCGAGATTGAGGGGGTACAATCCACAGGGATATAGGTCTGCCCAGACAGATTTGACAATTACAATTACTACGAGTGCTTCTATATCTCCTGGCGATGAAATCCACATCCAGAGATGGAAACAAATTGACGCTCCAGATCTCACGGACGAAAATGGAGATATATTGAGATTTTCAACCATTGCGGATTTCACATATACCATTCCCACTTCAGCAACCTTTCCATATACTCTCACAGAAAAGGTTCCAATAAGACAGGGCATCGTAAGAACATATTCATATCGCGGAGAGGATTTGATTGACAACATTCTCTATCTTCCTTTTGAAAATTATGATTATGATGATGATATTGATGAAACGGAACATCCGTCTGTCGAGGTTCAAGTCAACGATGAAATCTGGACAAGGATTTCTGATTTTTATGACGAATTATCAGGATTATCAACTATAGATACTGTTTATATGTTCAGATTTGACAAGTATGAAAAATATCTTGTTGAGTTTTCTACCAACAGAAATGTTCCAAATCTCACGGATGACATAGTTGTTTATCTTTTGAAGAGCGCAGGATTGAATAGTGCTGCCGGCGGGGGAACAATTACATCACCAGAAACAACTTTTATGACAAACAGGACAACCGGATTGGATGTTCCATTGACGGAATATACTGCCATAAATGAATTGGCCACAACGGGATCCTCCGGCCCCGAAACAATCGCTGAAATAAAGAGCGCTTCAACCGGAGCAATTCATTCACAGTATAGGAATGTGACGAAGAGAGACTACACTACACATCTTGAGGCGAGGTCTGATGTTATTGCTGCGCATGTTTGGGGGGAACAGGAAATCGCTCCTTCGGGTAGCATTCAAGAATATAACAGGGTTCACATTTCCTTGATACCGGATGAATGGGGAGATAGTACAATTTCTTATTCGTCAAGTGGTACGAATGACGAAATTATAGTACCTTCTGCTTATTCTCAGAGCTGGGAAGAGGAAATCTCCACTTATCTTGAGCCAAGGAAAATACTGACTACTTATGAACTGTATGAGTTGCCAGACCTTGTGTATTTCTCCTTCGATATGGGCATCAAGATAAAAAGGACATATGTTTATACGGATGTAATGAATGATGTGAGAAGTAAATTGCAATATTATTTTGAATCGAAGAACAGAGCTTTCAATGAGATAATTTCTCACATTGACATTGTAAATTATATTATGGATACGGCTGAAACATCAACAAGTGGGGAAACTTGGTCGCAGGTAAAGGGTATTCAAAATCTGATTGTAAGAAATGTTGATTGTGACACCCATTCGGTGTATGAGCCGAATATTAGCGGTCTATACCCATACTATATTGAAGAGGCCTCAACTTATCCGGGCGAAAATAAATTGAGAAAAATACAACTCGGTCATAACCAGTTCCCAGCATTACTACTGGGTAACTGTGAATTTTCAGAGGAAACGTAATGGCCAGATTTTGCGATTCACCATATTTTATAGTTCAGCAGTTTGTTCAGAATATTGATCCTTATGGAACAGAATATCCGAAGAAGGCTCACTTGAAGGGGCCGTCATCCGGTATGATAGCAAGATTTGGTTACGGTGTCGATTTGTTTTTGAAAACAGATGATGGTTACTTGAGAATAAAGGGGGTTCCGGTGGGGGGAACACCGGAAGAAAATGTTTTCAAGTTCTACGGGCCCGTTGACAATTATAGGGCACCACAAGTCACTTGGAACGATTTGTTGAATTATTATGCCGATTCGGAAATCTATTTCCGAAAGGACTGTCAATTCCACGATTTTGTAAATGACAATACGGATTGGGAAAACTTTGTCAATACAAATTTGGTATATCTCTATTTCGGTAAGATATATCCCGATACAAACGAAAACTTCTTCAATGTTATTTTTTACGGTATGAAGGATTATGTAGTTGACGCATTACCTGAAAATAATAGGACAGACAGATTTACGGAGTTTCTCCAAGTTTCTTTTGACCAGCAATATCAGGAAATCTATAACCGCCTCAAGAACGTCCTTACACTTTCGGATCCAAAGGAGACTGATAGTGACTATCTCTACTATATTGGAAATATGTTTGACGTAACAATCCCGAATTTGCTCGATGATGTTCCTTCACAGAGAGCGTGGGTTGAAAATCTCCCGGCTCTCCTGAAAAGGAAAGGAACATATACATCACTCTATATTATTTGGAGGGCTATAGTTGGTGGAACACCCAATTTCCTCAATGTGTATGAGAGATGGCATCAGGTCATAGACCCTGAAGATATTCCTCTTCCGTATTTTGAGGATTATCTTTACATTGCCAATCCTTCGTACAACTCAACGATACCAGTAGGGCCGGCAGGAGAGGGATTTTATCACAGCGTAGAAACAACCGGAAGCGGTGGTTATCCGACATTGTATGATTGGCCAACAGGAAAAATCCTCTCACCTCACTACAAAGTCCAGATGGATTTGACAGGGGCCCCTTTTGGTTCTGATTATATTATCAATGAAAATATTATGGACAATCTTCTGGAATATTGGGAAGAGTTTCGTCCTGTGGCAAGAGTGGCGGATTATCAGCAGTTGATTTCTCCGTTGACACATTTCGGCCCCGCGCCGACATCACTTTATGGCGCGGCCTATTCTGCTTTTCTTATGTCTTGGTGTGTAAAACCTCTGGCGGTGGGAACCATTGGAGCAACGGCCGTTTACAGTAGAATGTCATTGTCATCCATTTGGGATATTCATCATAACTTGAGAACGATGATGCCGATGGTTCAATGTTACAATGTATTTTATGAAAGAATATTCCCGGCAAGAATAGAAACAATTTCATCAAATCACATCAGGATATATTGGGATGAATACAATCCAGCAAACGGCCATTGTTTTGTCGCCGTGCCGGAATATACACAGACAATACTCGGCCCATCAGCGGCTTCTTGGAATATTGACCACACATTATCAGAAAAATATCCGATTGTACAATTGAGAGAATCGAATTTCGATGTATTTATGCCTCTGGAAGTTCACATTGATGATGATGATACCATAACCGCGATATTTTCATCCACACAGGCGGGAAGTATCCAACTGGGTCAGGCCGCCTATATATATCATCCTGATGGTGAACAGGATATATGGTATGTTGTCCACGGCCTCAATGCCTACGGCCTCCACGTTGAAGTGTATGATGGTGATGATAATCTGATTATACCAAAGGAAATCACGATAAATACTACGAGTAGATGCACTATTACATTTTCAGAGCCGGTATCCGGAACCGCCGTAGTCAGGTCAATAGGTCAAACTTTTTCCGATATGGATGGTATGGCCGCAGACACTTCCTATCTTGGAATTGGTAATGGTGAGGATACAAGGCATTGGAATGCTAAATATTACGGCACTTTGAAAAATTTGATCAGTACACATCCGGTTACATCGAGAGGTGATAGCCAGTATTATTATTTTACAGCCGTTGTGCCCAAAACACCCACGGACTTGACAATCACAGAAATGGGATTGTATAATCTGTATGATGATCTGGTATGGTATAGTGCTTGTAGCCCGATTTTCAAACCGGCTGAAGTCGAGTTAAAAATATTTTATAGAATTGAATTAGCAATCAAATAAGAGGTAAAAATATGGCAAGAACACATTTTTGGCATTATCTACAAAACGAAGAAGGTCAACCAGTAAACGGGGCCGAGATTTCTGTTTATCTGGCAAATTCATCCACCCCCGCCTGGGTATACAAATCTGAAAGTGGCGCAGCCCCACCGGACAACACACCTCCTCAAGTCACCACAACATCGGACGGTTATTTTGAATTTTGGATTGGTGACGGTTTGGAATCTCAGGGGTACACGGGGCAGAAGTTCAAAATTGCCTGGTCAAAACCCGGCATTATTGATGACGGGTATGTTGACTATGTTGAAATTGCTCTCGCAACGGCGGAAGTTGATGAACTCGATACCGATGTCACAAAAAATAAAACAGTAAGTAATGCTCTCGCAAAAAGCTGGAATGAAAGGGCGCAAATACTTGTGACACATATTATTCCGAGCGAGTGGGTTGGGCCCATCCCACCGGAAGATGATCCATTCGAAGGCCCGTGGGGAAACTACAGATATGATATAACCCACAATTTCAATAATGAATGGCCTTTGGTGCAATGCTGGGATGTTGACACAAAACAGACTGTGGAAATTGTCGCAGAATCTCTGACGGCCAATGTTGTAAGAATTTGGAAAATTGACAATAACGAAAGTTATATCACTCTTGTTGGATAATGAGATTACTGAAACACTTATCAAATTCGGGTCTTGATAACAAGACCAATATATTTCGGGCATTGAACATCAAGTTGACGGATCAGGTGAACACGGCTAACCGTGAAATAGTGTCCGAAATGCTGGAAAAGCATAAGCTGGACAGAAATATAATTGAAGAGATAAATGAACTCAACAAGCAATTGAAGAAAAATTATAGGGGAAAGCTCAAATTTGACTTTTGCCTTGATGGTTATGAAATAGACAAACTGCGAACAAAAAACGAAAATATCAGAAGGAAATACCTTGAAGCATCCGGTAATTTGAGCCGGCTACAGCTACATCTGGAAAATCAAATCTCAAAACAAAACAATAAATCATAACTTTTCACCTATAGGTTTACCTTTGCTCCAAAATAGTGTAGAATATCTACAGTAACAATGAGGAATTGATGTCAAAAAAAGGTGACAATTATTACATCAAAAATAGTGATTTATTAGCTGAAATTGTGATTTATAAAACCAATGGCCGAGCCTCGGAAAATTTGGGGAGAATGTTGCTGATAATAGCAGAAAACTTTTCATCCAAAGGGAGCTTCGCAGGTTACACTTGGAAAAAAGATATGATTTCGGAGGCTGTTCTGACTTGTCTGAAGTATCTCCGGAACTTTGATGAAGCCAAATCACAAAACGCTTTTGCATACATTACACAGATATGCAAAAATGCCTTCCTGACCTACATAAAGGAGCAGAACAAACATAGTGACATAAAAGATATCTGTTACCGTGAGTATTCACTTCTGGCGAATAAACCGGCTAACAGCGCCATCAACTATGAAGCAATCCGTGAAAAAGAATAATGAAAAATTGTTTACTTGTCGGTGACACCCATCTTGGAATTTACAAGTCGGCCGATTTATGGCACGATGCAACCATTCTTCTCTTCAAAGAAATTATAGACGTATGCAAAAAAAGGTGTATTGATAGGATTATTCACTTGGGAGATTTCTTCGATAACAGGAGACATCTCAATATCAAGACACTATCCAATGCCCTGAAGATCGCCGAACTCCTTCACGAAGCCAAACTCGAAGTCTTTATTATTATCGGGAACCACGATACATTCTACAAGGACAAAATCCATCCTACGAGTTTGAGTGTATTTGAGGAACATCCAAACATCAAAATAATAGATGAAGTCACAGTAATGGAAGATATGGTGATGGTTCCTTGGGCCACAGAGATGAAGGACATTCCGGATGCCCGATATGCTCTTGGTCACTTCGAAATCAACGGGTTCCCTGTCGTACAGAGATTTGAGTTTTACAAGTCCGATATAAACATCACGAATTTTTCCAGATTTGAGCAGGTCTTTTCCGGCCACTTTCATATTCCCTCACATAAAAATAACATTACTTATCTGGGCGCCCCGTTCCAGTTCAATTTCGGGGATGCGGGAAGCAAGAGGGGGTATTATGTTTTTGAGGATGACAAACTTGAGTTCATACAGTACAAGGACGCACCGGAATTTGTAGTTGTCACAACTGATGAACAGATCAAACCGGAAAAGATACGGGGAAACATTGTAAAACTGGTATACAAAAAGGATTACGGAACATCGGAGAATATGAAAATACTGGAGCAAGTACAGATATATCAGCCAATCCAGTTATTCACGGACTTTGCGAGAATGTCATCCAATATCGTGAGTGCGAATGGTGACGATACAGAAAATATCCAGTTGAAAAGTACCCGTGACATATTGACAGAGTATATTGAGAAAATGGAAAAACCAGACCACATAAAAATAGCCACATTGAGACAAGTCATAAGTGGTTTATTGAAAGAGGACGCATAATGAGCATATTCAATAATATAAACAATGTGAATTATAATGAGTATAATGTATATTGGGATTCGAATACGGCTACTGCGGGCCCATCATATACTTGGAGACACTTCTGTGACCCGAAAGATATTTTGAAAGTAATTCGGGATTACTTGGCCAGAGCCGAAACTGTGGATGATTTTATTCAGCTCATAGACAGATTGGATTTTCTCCACAAAACCTATGAGATGAAAAACAGTCTCACATTGGAAGAAATAGAGGAAGTTCTTGGCTTACCATTCAGGGAATTTATTTTTTTCAAGAAAGGATTGATGAAAAATCTTTCACAATTGAGAGAATACAAAAAAAGAGAAGAAGGATACGAACCCGCACTTGATAATAAATTGTTTGAGGTGGAATAAATGGCAGATTATGAAAAAATAGGACAAGCTGTAGGAAAAATAGTCACAAAGAAGCAACTTGCTTACGGTGACAGTTTCGGTCAGTCTGGTAAGGTTATGAAGATACTTTATCCGGAGGGAATAAAGACCGAACAGATGGATGATGCTCTTTGTGTAGTGAGGATACTTGACAAATTATTCAGATTGGCAACAAGTCCAAATGCACTTGGAGAAAGTCCGTATCAGGACATCGCCGGTTACGCCCTTTTGGGTCTTGCCCGACAAATACAGGATAAGAAAGACGCCACAGCAAAAGAAGAATAATGAAACTTGAAATCAAGAATGTAAAGTTTCGTAACTTTTTCAGTTATGGAAAAATAGTACAGGATGTGGATTTTCTTCCGGGCCTCAACCTTGTCTTGGGAAACGATGTGACCAAAGACAGGAGTAATGCCGTGGGAAAATCTGGTTTCCTTGAGACAATCCCATTTGCCCTCTTCGGGAAGGTGAACAGGAATGTCAGGAAGGAGAGTATTGTAAACTGGAAAAACAGAAAAAACTGCGAGGTCTGTCTCACCTTCGATAAGGGTGGAATGCAGTATATGATTTTGAGGGCATTGAAACCGGATAGGTTGGAAGTCTATAAGAACGGCCGGTTGATGCCAACCCCGTCACATAAGATTGACTATCAAAAGGAAATAGAGGAAGAAATCATCGGTATGGATTTCAAGACTTTTATTTCCCTCGTCTATTCCAATCTCAATTCATCTGTACCGATACTGAGTATGACCGCGGACAAGAAAAGAAAGTTCATTGAAACAGTTTTCGGTCTGGAGCTTTTCAGCCAATTGAGCAACAAGTGTAATGAAAAATTGAAGGTGGTGGCTGACAAGACATTCACATACAAAACAAGAAGGGAGTATATTGAAAAAAATGTCGAGGATATCCAAAGACAGGTCGAGAGTATCAAACAGCAGATATCTGGAATAATGTCTTATGAGGATGAGTTGGAGACAGCGAAAAAGGAATACAAGGAAAGTAAAAATGGAAATCTTCTGAAGAAACAGGAAAATCTCCAAGAGAAAAAAAGAAAAAGACAGGAAGAGTTGAACGGGTTGTCCAGAACCAACTACGACCTGATATCAAAGATTTCCGGGGCGGAGAGCCAGATAAAGTTCATCGAGAGCCAATTGGAAAAAATCGGGGATGTGGACAAGGATATAGAAGTTTCCGGTCAGGTAAAAAAGGAATATGACTTTTATACAAAAGAACATACATCAATAGAGGAGTTGAATGTCAGGATTGCCTCAATGATGACAGACGTAAATCATATCAATACCAATGTGGATGCCATCAGGAAAGACTTGGATGCTGTGACACACGACATTATAGAGAACAAAACACACATCAAATCGTCTACGAGCAGCCTTGAATTGTTACTGGGCGTGACTGTATGCCCTACTTGTGGCTCTCTTATTGATAGTGAGAAACTGGCAAAACAGAAAACAAAAAGCACGAAAGACTTGAACAAAAAAATAGAAACTTTGGAAAAGAAGAAAATAACTCTCGAAGCGGCAATGACAGGAGCCAAGGAAAACAGGATAAAACTGAATACGGAAATAAAAAACTTGACGGACATAAAAATAAAGATGATTGAATTGAGGGGGAAACTCGACAGTTACAAACATCTCGATGAGAAGAGGGAAAATGGCATCTCTTTCCAGAAAGAGAAAAAAGAAAAGACAAAGGAACTGGAACATCTCAAGAAAGAACAGGGAAAGATTTCAAACAAGATAGAAAATCTGGAAGATGAATTGAAGGAGATGAACATCGAACTCATAGAGGTGAATGAGCGGGCAGAGAAAATCCAGACACTCAAGAATAAAATATTATTACTGGAAGAGAAGGTCAGACACGAAAAAGAATCGAAAGAAAGATTTCAGTCATTGATAAAAGAGCACGAAGAGAAGATTGAAGAACTTCAGAGGGAGAAGAGGGCAATGTCCGCACAGGTAACCAAATTAGCCGGTGTGAGTGATTATCTCGATTTCGTAAAATTGATTTGTCGTGATGAGCACGTTAAGCAGTATGCCATCAGTTCCATCATCCCGTTTTTGAACAAGAGGGTGAACCATTATCTATCGGAAGTCGGCCACTCATTCTATATTGTTCTGGACAACTGGTTGGACGAGGAAATCAAGGGCCCGGGCATCACCAATTGCTCTTACGGTAATCTTTCTGGTGGAGAGGCGAAGAGCGTGGATTTCGCTCTACAGATGGCTCTACTGGACATAGCCAGAATACAGGCGGGTATTTTCCCCGATATACTTGAACTGGATGAAATACTGGACAGCTCACTCGACAGTTATTCAATTGAGAAGGTTATGCAGATATTGAAAATAAAGCAACAGGAAGATGGGAGCAAGATGTTCCTTGTAAGCCACAGGAAAGAAGTGAACGATGTGGACATAGACAGGATATACATTGCGGAGAAAAAAGACGGTTTCAGCTACATATCTTTACAATAGTGATAAAATATGTTATAATATAATAACAGGAGATTTTTATGGATAAAAGTTTTTTTGAGGATTTACAAAAAAGAATAGCCAAAAATGTAAAGGGTGTTCACGCATCTATTATGGCACAGTCAGACATCGCCTCCGTGTCCGATTGGATCAAAACTCCAAGTCTCGACTTGAACCGTGTTTTATCGGGGGATATTGAGAGAGGTATCCCGAACAGAAGCCTTGTCGGTATTGTCGGCCCAGAGCACACTATGAAATCAAGTTTTATGGTTCTCTGTATGGCTGAAGCCCAGAAGAAAGGTTATTACCCCATTATAATTGATACCGAAAGGGGAACGGACAGAGATTTTTGTGTAAGGTGGGGCCTTGATGTTGAGAACACCCTTTATATATACACTCCTTGGGAAAATGAAATCAGGA